CCCATGATTATTTATTTTTAAGTTCTTGAATCTCAGCCTTCAAAGCCTTAATCTCATCGTAGAGAAGTTTAACACCTTCAATTGCCAAAGTTGACATCTTGTGATATTTAACTTGTTTTACGAGTACATATTCTTCTCCGTTGATTTCTAAGGTTTCGAATTCTTCTGGATTGGGTACCGTAGATTTCTCTACTGGAACTTCTTCCACATATTTACCAAAGCCTAAACCCTCGAGGTTCTGAGCAATAGTTCCCTCATCTTCCTTACCAAGCATACTAAATGACTTAGTAGGTATCTGGCAAATCTGGTCTAGAGTATGATTCAAATCTTTAATGTTATCTTTGAGTCGAATATCTGAAGACTCTTTCCAGAAACCGGAAGGAGCAGTAGTCTTAGCAAATACTACCTGGTCAGTAGTTGCCAATCCCAATTGAGCTCTAGTTACTGTATGAGGATTATCCTTTCTACCTGCATGACTATTGATAGAAGTCTGAGCAGTAGTACCTGCAGCCTTAGCATCAGCAATAGCAGTAGCTTGAGCAGTAGATACTGGCTTATCAGCATCAGAAGTATTATTAACATTACCCAATCCAACCTGAGTTTTAGTAACTGTATGAGGATTAGATTTATTGGCAATGTGATTATTTACCTTAGTTTCTAAGGCAGTTACATCTGAACCAGTATCGGCAATCAAATCGTCAACGTAAGTTTTCAATTCTGTACGAAGAGCATTGATGGCATTAGTTCTATTGGTAATCTCATTTGCCAACCCCTGTACGGTATTATCCAAGTTAGTCTTATCTGCTGCAGTCATTACACCTGCAGTAGTCTTAGTTGCTGCAAGTATATCTCTAATTAAATCTGTAGCACCTTCATAAGTCTTACCCTCTGCACTCTTAGTTTTATTATTAAGAGTAGCTCTTACATTAGTTGAATTATGGGTAAGAGTGAATCCAGTAAGAATAATTCCTGGAAGAGAACTATTAAAGGTATCATGAGCATTATCTTTTGCAATACGGGCCTCTTGTTCAGCTTCAATAGCATCTGGTAAGGTTTGATTAAGCTTTATTACACTATCGGCATCCATCAGACCAGCTTCTTTAGTAGTGGCTGGAGTTAGAGGGATTACCATCCCATCGGGTTTATCAATGTAATGCCCTTGACCATCCGTAGCAGAATAGTTACATAAGATAATAACATTACGCTTATTTTTGTTAGCTATTGAAACCTTACTAATTAAATTTTTAGGCATGCTAGATACCACATCCTCAAGATGCTTACCTCTACTACCTTCGAAAGCAGTACCTGCGATTTCCCCAATGATAAGAGACGAAGTATTACTGTCTACGAATTTAGTACCTGACCAACGGAATTGGTATGGAGGTTCACCATCGGCAACATTTATATAAATCTTACCAGATTCTCCAACTACGGGAGTTTGGTGACCTGCATCCGTATACAATTGAACATTAGTAAGACCTCCAGTGGGGCTTACATCATAGGTAGCATATACTTCAAGTACATCATCTACATATGAAGGCAAATGGTTAGCAGGTACTAACCCATTCCCATCCAATGGAGCAAAGCCATCAGCCTTACCCTTAGTTGCTACAAAGGCATCATGCTTAGCTTCTAGAGTGTTAATGTTATTCTGCAGTTTATTATCAAGGGCAGTGTCTGCCGCAGTTCTATCAGCAATCTCTTTATCAATCCTTGCACCCAATGCAGTATCAGCAGAAGTACGAGCAGTTGCTTCATCGTTTACAGCTTTAGTAAACTTGGTATCTAAAGCAGTATCTGCAGCTTTTCTATCAGCTACTTCTTGAGCAAGAGCGGCTTCTGATTTACCGTCCAAAGCTTCGATAGCATCTTTACGGTCCTGAACCTCTTGAGCAATAGCATTGGGTAATGTCTCATCCAGATTAACTTTATCTTGGGCGGTCATTACACCAGCTTTCTCTGTAGTAGCTGCTGGGATATAAGTAGTCTTATAATCTTCAGGCTCATGAGTATAAATACCCTCTTCTTTTTTAGAAGAGAAATTATGAGTTAAAGTAACATGACTGCTTTGTTGATCTACCTCAACTGGTTTATCATCAGATAAGATAATAATATTATCTGGTATAGAATCAAACAGCTTCTTATCTGCTGCAGTTTGTACACCGGCCTTTTCTGCAGTAGAGGCAGGCAATGTAATAGGATTCTGTTCTACTGTACCATCTTCAACTACGGTCTTAGTTGCAGCTATACCTACTGTGGTTTCATTAGGTGTTACTGCACCAAGGGCAAAGTTAGCAGTAGAAATTCTATCCAATTCTACCTTATCTTTCGCAGTCATAGTACCGGCCTTAGTAGCAGATGCCTGAGGCAAATCGAAGGTTTCTGTGGTATCGGCATTCAAACCGTTATCCTTAGTTACCGTTACCGTTACTTTATTAGCATCTGAAGCTGCAGAGATATCCGTCAGAGAATTGGGGTCTAATCCATCTAACTTAACCTTGTCTGCTGCAGACATAACTCCTGCAAGAGTTTGAGTTACCGGGAGTAAGTTCTTGGTAGCTTCTACTTCTTCACCATATTGGTTATTTGCATTATCCTTGGTTGAAGTCTTTACCTTGAAAGAAAGTTGGGTACCGGTTCTTGTTACAGCACTAACATCGGTAACCATGGTATCAGGCAAAGCATCAGAAGTACCTTCTTCAGCTACCAGTCTTTCTTCATGGTCATCGGTAATGTTAGTGAACTTATTATCTAAGGCAGTATCAGCATCGGTTCTGTCCTGAATTTCTTTATCGATACGTTTACCCAAAGCTGTATCGGCAGCAATACGGGCAGCTTCTTCTGCATCGATGTTATCCTGGAGAACTTTATCTGCGGCCTTTCTTTCCTCTCTCTCTGTATTTAAGTCAGAAGTATTCTGGTCAATCTTTGCTTCTAATCGAATATCCTCAGCTTTACGAGCAGCGATTTCGTTATTAAGCAAATCAGTAATTGCAGTATAACCACCATTAACATTATCTTGAATACCCTGGATTAATTCCAGGTTACGTTGGATATTGGCAGTATTCTGTGTTACCAGGGCATTAGTAGCATTCAGTGAAGTTAACAGTTCAGTCCGTGTTTCACTTACAAAAGTTCTCAACTCATTTACCGTAGTAGTAAGTGTAGTACTTAAGTTAGTGAAAGACTGTTGTAGGGTATTATCCCCTTGTTCACGCAGATTCTTTTCGGCAGTAAGCTTATTCTCCAACTCGGTAAGCTTAGCAGTCATTGTAGTTGCAAAGTTGGGATCATCTCCAAGAGCCTTAGCAATCTCTGCCAAAGTGTCAAGTACTTCTGGAGCAGAGCCAATAATTTTTTGAATTGCTGACTCTACTTGTTCAGCACTCTGGAAACCTGAATCGTTTAACAACTCAGATACCTTTGTGATATAGTTAGCATGTTCCTCAATGCCATCCAACTTAGCAAAGAGTAAATCAGTAAAGTCATTTGAAGAAAGTACCTTACCGTCTACCTTATCTACCTTCTTAGAATCTAAGGCTTGGTCAGCAGCAATTCTATCTGCCTTCTCTTGAGCCAAAGCATTATTGATAAGGGTATCTTGGTTAGCTCTTTCTGTAGCTTCCTTATCGATGTTATTCTGTAATTCAGTATCACCAGCTAATCGGTCATTCTTTTCGGTAAGGATATCTTTGTTGATACCAGCCATATCATCTTTATGATTCTGAAGGTTGGTATCAATCTTGGCCTCAAGAGAAGTCTCTTTGGCAATTGCTCGGTCTTTCTCTGCATTAATAGCAGTAGTATTAGCATTTACCTTTGCTTTTAATTCATTCATAGCATCGGTATTACCTGCCTCTAGAGAATCAATACGAACTCCCAAAGCATTATCACCGGCAATACGATTTTCCTTTTCTTGTTCAAGCTTAGTGTTAAGATTAGCCACCTCGGATTCCAAAGCCTGCTTAGTATTATCCAACTTAGCAGTGAACTCAGTACTCAAGGCTTTATCAGCTGCAGTACGGTCTGCTACTTCTTTATCAAGGTTTACTTGGAGAACCTGGTCAGCAGCAGTCCTTTCTACTCTTTCAGTGTTAAGGTCGATATTAAGGGTATCGATACGAGAACTCAAGGCACTATCTGCATTGGTACGGTCAACGATTTCCTCGTTAATCATATCCTTAACTTCCTTGTAGTTATCCCCTACAGTCTTAGTTAAATTTGTGATTGCCTCTGAATTTCTTTCGATATTATGTTGGTTAGTAGCGATTGCCGTAGTATTGGCATTTACCTGCTCGGTAAGCTCATTACGCAAGGTATTGATAGACTCTTGCATACTCAAAGCCAAGTCTGAGATACGCTGGTTAACATTAGCCAAACTTTGAGTATATGCTTCATCAGCAGTCTTTCTTTCGGCAATTTCTTTATCCAAGTTAGCCTGAATTGTGGCATCGGCATCTTTACGGTCTTGGATTTCCTTGTTAAGGTTATCTCTTACAACTCCAATAGCAGCATCACCAGTAGCAGACTTATTGTCTACATATTCTTTCAGTTTAGTTTCGAGAGCAGTGTCAGCATCCTTACGGGCTTGAACTTCAGCAGCTACCTCAGCACTGTTTGCCTCATCTCCTGCAATACGGTCTTCGATTTCTTGGTTAACCTGTTCTGTGATTGCAGCCAACTTCCTAGTGATAGTAGTTGCAAAGTTGGGGTCATTTCCAAGGGCATCGGCAATTTCCTTAAGAGTATCAAGTACCTCTGGTGCAGAACCGATAATCTTTTGGATAGCAGCATTTACTTCTTCTTCAGTTTGGAAACCGGCATCATTGATAAGCTGGGAGAGATGGGTAATATAGTTTGCCTTCTCTTCAATTCCATCAAGCTTAGCTTTGAGGATATCAGTAAAGTCATTCTTGGTCAAAGAATAACCTTCACGTTTATCTACCTTCTTAGTATCAAGGTCTTTATCCCCTTTTTCTCTAGCAGCAGCCTCGGCAGCAATGGCATTAAGTAATTGTTCTTTGTCTTCTACACCCTGCTCTTTTATATCCTCAATTTTATGTTCAAGAATTAAATCCTGAGCAGCACGAGTGGTAGCCTCTGAATCTATATTGTTCTGTAATACCTGGTCTGCAGCAGTACGTGCTTGAGCTTCTTGGTCAATTTTACCTTGAAGAGCATTGTCTGCATTAGTACGGTCTGTTACCTCTTTAGAGATTTCATTATGAAGAGCTTGGTCCTCAGAATGACGGTCTACCTTCTCTTGGTCAATCTTACCTTGAAGAGCTAAAGTATCAGCCTGGCGATTAGTGATTTCTTCGTTAATCTTAGAATCCAGTACAGTATCTGCGTTAGTACGATTTGCAGTTTCTTCTGCAATCTTTGACTCAAGGGATGCCTTATCATTGATATGGAGAGTTTTAAGGTCATTTACACTTTCCTTAATCTCATTATCGGCAGCAATACGTTCATCTTTTTCCTTTTGGATAAGATCCTTGAGTTCCTTCTCAAGTTCACCATTACCTTGATTTACCTTATCTTCAAGGTCTTTGATGTCTTCGGCATTCTTATCTACCTTCTTCTCAACTCGGTCGATTTCAGCTTTTAAGTCTGCCTTAACGGTATCAATCTTCTTATTGATTTGGTCTAACCCATATTCTAGGTTATCCTGAACTGCAGCTACTGCAGCACCCAGAGCAGCTTCGGCTTCCTTAGCACGATTAACCTCTTCGGTTAAAGCAGTACGAAGGTCGGTTAATTTATTAGTGATAGTAGTTGCAAAGTTGGGGTCATTGCCCAATGCTTCTGCCAACTCTTTAAGAGTATCAAGGGCATCATCAGCACCATCAACCAAATCACTAATCATCTGTTTAACTTCTTCCTCAGTTTGATATTTCAAATCATTCTCAAGCTGAGAAACTTTAGTGATATAATTTGCATGTTCTTCGATGCCATCAAGTTTAGCCTTCAACTCATCTGTAAAATCATTTTTCGATAAGTCGTATCCTTCTTTCTTATCTACCTTATTCTTGATAGAAAGTACGAAGGCCCAGAACTCATTTATGGTTCCTCCAAAGCCAGCTTTAACAAAGTCATCATAGTAACCCTGTAATAATCGCTGGTCTATTTCTTCGCAGGTATAATACTTACTTACATACATATTTTATAAAATTTAAGGATTAATTACTGCACGTTGACGACCCAGTAAGAATTCAGAATCGATATCCCTGAATGGTTCTCCCTCTGAACCACAGAAGGCATTCATTGGTACATCCGGATTTTCTGGGTCTACATCTCCACCGTCCTCAATATCTCCCCGTATGCAAGCATAATCAGGAAGCCTATTTACACGGAACTTTATTACCTGGCCTATACCAGGATGAGGTATTATTTTATCCCAGATATCCCCGAAGTAATCTTGAAAGCAGGTGACAAATTTGTTTCCGGTCATCGATTGAAATGCCGTTACATCATTGCCATTACCTTTCATTTCAATATGAACTCCAGAGGTACCATTGAGGATAACCAGATTACTATCAAACCAAATTCCACTGTTTGTAGTAATTGGTGTCCACCTCAGTACTAACATCTTTGCCATATACTTTATTTTTATTCTACAAATTCAACTTTGGTATCTCGGTCTCTCTTTAGGATAATCATGAAAACTAAAGCCTCATCCTTTGCCTGAGCAGTCTGAGTATCTCCAGAAGGCTTATACGTTATACCATTAATTACAAACCTATCTTGTTCCCAATTAAAATCCCAATAACCTTCCGGTGTAAGATAACCGATTTGTTCTATATAAGATTTAGAAATTAGTATTGATAAGTTTTCATCATCCAATTCTCCTGAAATAGTTGCCTTATTGATAGGCCAGTTTCTGAAAGCATTATAGTAACATAATGCCTCGATTTGGATGTTATAATATTTAGGTATACTGTCTTCGGCATGACTGAGAAGCTGATTAACATGTTTGGCCCAGGTTATGGATTGCCTACCAGCATCCCAATCTAAGAAGTCAGTGATAATTTTCTTGTATCTATCCCAAGAGCGGTTCTTTACCATTCTCCAGGGTTCTTTTGTCATAACTTAGTTAGAATTGATTTCTTACCACCTTTCACTGGAGCACTTGGATTTGGCCCATCTAATACTCCAGGTTGCCTTCTGTTAACTACTTTTGGGACTACGGTTCTAAATACTTCATCACAGAACGGTAAGTAGATTTCCAATCGTGAAGCTAACATACAAAGGTTCTTCCTTAATTCATCTATTAATCCACCTGGTTGCATTGCTTGAGAAAGTGTTTTCCATAGGGAACTTGTAGCATCTGCCAAGGTATCATAATATTGCACTTCAGTAGGCCCAGTAGTGATTTGTTTAATCCTATCACCTCGGGCAAGTTCGGGTTTAGAAGTACCATCACCAGTTTGTTCTTTGGTAGAAGTTAATTGACTTAGATATTCTGAAGTACTTGTTAATAGATTAAGTATCTTCACATTGAGAAAGTCCCATGCTGCCAATTCCATTATTAATTGGTTTTCTAGTGCTTCATACCATAATTCATCAGTATACTTATCTGCAGGAATTTGGTGATTTACTAGAGGACCAATATAATATTGCCATTTGGTGATGTAGATAGATTTATCTTCCCTGGTCATTCCCTCTGATATCTCTGAAGGAATATAGTGGTCGATTAAGTTATATATTGTATCGGCTAATGCCGTATGACCATAATCACAAACTACCAGAGTCTTATCTACGGTGATATCTAAACCATTAGAGTTGGTTACATGTAGGGTTACTGTATAGAAACCGGGAGTTTCATAAGAATAGGAAACATGTCTTCCACCATTGAAAACCTCTCCCTTATCATCGCCAAAGTCCCAGTCAAAAATGGATTTGGCCGGGACTTTGGATATGACTCTGAATGAAACTTCCAGACCTGACGTAACGTACAAAAAGTCCAGATTGTTATTCATATTAGTCTGTCTTATGTAATTTTCATATATTACCCTTTAGAAGAGGATTCGAATTCTTCCAGCAAAGCCTGAATAAGTGTTTCTACTGTATCATCTTTCTCGGCAACGATTTCATGAAGACCTGCTACCAGTTTCAGTTCTTCCAGGGAATAGCCCTTTGCAAGTTTTTCAAGAGTCATGCCTTTCTTGAACTGAGCATTCAGTCTCTTATCCAACTTTTCGATGTCGGCCTCTGAATACTTTTCGATTTCTGATTTATCAGCAATGATAATCAGATGGCCAGAGGCAATTGCCTTCTGAATCTTTGGTGCACGGAATTGACGACGAGAGAGTTCCTTGTCTTCTCCTCTACAAACGGTAATACCAGTTGATTGGTCATGAAAACTGTAAGCTCTTGGTCCCACAGTTACTGTATATTTATCTTTAGCCATATTTCCTAAGATTTAAAAATGATTAAAGAGAGGATAGGTCTTTTTAGTTACCTACCCTCTCAGGGAATTTATATAGATGAAACCGGACGTCCCTTATTATTCTAGGTTAACCATCAAATATGGGTCTACGTTCATGAACTCGGGGAAACCGAATTCTGAGAACTTCTTGTCAGCAGCCAGCAACAGAGTTGCATCCTGGTACATCTTAGAGAAGCCAGTAGTCAAGCTTGCATAGATTGCCTGAGTCTGGTTAGAAACGATTCTTTCAGATTCAAGCATCAACTGACGAGCAGTAAGCTTAATCAAGGCAGCAGATGTATCAATCAACAGCAACTGTTGGTCGGGTGTACCCGGGTGAATGTAGAAGTCAGCATTCTTGGGAACAGGAGACTTAACATTCAGGGTAGCTTCTGTAGTACCAGAGTGACGATCCTTGAATTCCGGCAAGTTCAGCATTTCGATTGCCTGGTCTTCACCACCAATCATAGTTTGGAAGTTACGTCCCATACGAGCAGCACGTACCCAAATATGCAGAAGGTCTTTGTAAGTGATACCATTAGTTGTTTTGTATACACCGATTACCGGGGCAGACTCAGAGCCATCAGGGTTGTTACCATTGATAGCAACGTCCATAGCCAGAGTATCCAGAGCATAACCCAACTGAACGCCAAAATCACGAAGGTAGATTCCCAAGACATCGAGCGAAACATAGTTACGAACTTCATCAGTAAGTTTGAAACCTTTTCCGATTTTGAAGAGGCTAACTGATTTCTGTCCGAAGCTAACATCACCCAATGGGATAGTTTCTGCCTCATTAACCTTTGCAGGGGCAGCATCCGACATGTTAACCATTGGCATGATTGCTTGTAAACCATTGATGGGTTGATCAGATGCAATGATGTTCGGATAGAACGGAGCCTGGCGCATACCCAATGTGATAGCAGCACGGATGATTTCCGGAACAATCCAACGAACATTCTGTTGAGGCATTGTAAAGATGTTCTGCATCGTGTCCACTTTTGGATTGATGCCCATCTTTTCAAAAAGTTCATCTTCTGAAATACCCCATTTACCGGTAACCAATTCTCCAAAAGTTACCTCTACAGGCTTCTTGTCCTGTGAACCGGAACGAACAGCTTCCAAGCTTCTTACCATTTCCGGCAGCTCATTCATAAAATCCTGAGCCTTCAACTTTGTAATATCTATTTTATTTTCCATAACTTCTTTTCTCTTATTTGATGAGTACTTGAATTACCTCATTTGCCTCTTCTGCAGGATTAAGGGCAATGAACTGGGATGAAGTTGCTTGGTTAGCTTTTACGAATCTATCGTTAAGCAATGTTCCATCGGGAGTTACATAGCCAGCTTCGATATTTCCGTTTGATACCCAGTTACAAATCATGTAACCTTCCATAGCTACTGTTACCTCTACCGGGAAATTTCTTTGAGGTTGATAAGCAGGGTTAACGTTATCCGTTACTGCTACACCCAAATAAACTTGAGTAGCTACATCAGTGCAAGGGTAAATCAAACCTTCTTCATTCAAAGCTACTGGCATACCCTGTACGATTTTCTCTCCAGCTTTAACATTGAAAGCCTGGTGCAATTTGTGTGACTCACTTTTGTAAATCACCGCTCTCGGGGTTCTTTCCCCAAAGAGAGTAAGTTGCTGAGGGTCGTTTACGATTTTAGTTTTTTCCATAACGCGGATTATTTATATTAGTTATTTGATTTTGTTTCGATACAAGTTATCGATTACATTCTTAGTACTCGGAGATTCTGAATTCCGTTGGGTATCAGTACCCTGGGTTCCAGTTTTACCCTCGGTATCATCCTCAGCAATTGAGGAAGCACGGTTGACGTCCTTAGAACCACATTTTGAGCAAGTGAGAGGGAACTTCTCTTCCAAGCGAGCTTGGTAATCCTTTGTCAAGGAAACAAGAGTAGTAATACCAGTAGTCTCGGCATTGAGCATCGTAACGATTGTCTCATCTACCTTATCACCCATCAACTTCTTGTAGGTTTCTACGGCATTTTCACGTAGAGAAGCAATGTGATTCTTTCCTACGGTTGCCATTTCCTTCAAGTTAGCTACTTCGGCATTCAAGTTGGTAATCTGTTCCGTAAGAGAAGTTTTCTCTGTAGTAAGATTATCTACCGAAGTTTGCAATTCGTTTCTGGATGATACCAAAGTCTGAATGCAGGCAATTACATTTTCCTGATTCATCTCTTTACCTTCTTCCAGGGTAAGCATGTTATCCCCAAAAAGGCTTTCAAGAAATTTTTGTAATTCGTTCATGTTATCTTTATTTGAATGATTATCATTGGCATCATTATCATTAAAAGAACCCTGAGTATCGTTCTTTTCTTGATATGATGTTAAATCTGATTTATAATCAGTAAAGAAGTATTGCTTCGATTTATCATCTCTATACTCTTCATAGGATGCCCAAGTTCTTTTGGCAAAGGTTGGGTTAATGATTTTACCATCCGAGCCAATTTTCTGGGCAAATGAATCAGCACCATGTGAAACTAGTGAGGTCTCAAGGTAACGAACAATTTCAGTAACCATTCTACGTACCATAACTCCCTTAGAGTCATAAGTACCCAGTTTCTGATAAAATTCGTTATCTTCCATTTGGGGATGGGATTTATCCCACTTAAATTGTACAGTAACTGAATTACTATGAATTGAAGGTGGCTCCATAAGGATGCCTCTAGCAATTCTTGGGTTTGCCTTACCATCGATTTTCAGAATACCGTTGATACCAGCGGGTATAGTAAAGCTACCGTCTTTATAGGATTCCTGCCACATTACTTGTGATACAGCACCAATAGCATTACCAATGTTGGTTTCATGGTCACAGTTTACTGTTTGACCAAGCAACATCTTCATAGAAGCCTTTAGTACTCCGTTCTGTCCAAAGTCTGTCGGGTTCCAATTCTTAGATACAATCGTTTCTGAAAGTAATCTGAACATTGGTTCGATAAACTCTTCGTCCTTAGGAGTTAGTTCCGATTTGTCTAGGTTGGGATAGTAAGTATTATAATCTATATCCCCTCCCCAAAACCCAAATTGAGCAATGGAATCCGGTGTAGGATTTTTCCATTTGTAATAATTCTCTGAGAAAGCCTTGGCTCCCACTGCTTCTGGGATATACCCAGCCATAATGGTATGGCCTTGACCTATCACCATAGAATCAAGATGCTCTTTGTTTTTCTTTGTAAATTTACTCATCTTGCTTTAGTATTTTGGTCTCCTCGAGAAGGAGCCGGGTTATTCTTATCTCTTGACCTACGAGCAGATTGGTTTTTATCATCTTGCCTTTGTTTCTTCTTAGTTCCTTCTTGTGGGTCTATATTACCTCCCTTAGCAAATTGGTCCTCAAGTGAAACTCTTGGTTCTTTCTCATCAGGAGAATCATAACCCATTGCCCAAGCATATTGCTCTTGACTAATGATACCAGCCTTATACAATAAGTCAAGGTTCTGTATCTTATACTGAAGACCTTGTTGGATTTTAACTTCATCAGAAACTGTAGAAGTTCCCCAATCAATCTTCATCCCCTTATTATTAAAGCCTGCCAGACGCAGTTCTAGAGAATAAAGTCGGTCTAATACATAAGCTACAAGCATTTGGATATTTTTTAACTGGCTAATCATCTTAGACAGCATTATACCAGTTGCACCTTCACCAGTAGTAGATGATACCCCAATGATAGAGCCATTAACTCCCAACCCATTTGCTACAGATTGTTGGTTCATATTCCAAGGCTTCTCGATATTACCGAGCTCCTTAGTAGTAGAATTTAGTTTGAATTCATGGTCATCTATGTAACCAGCAACTACCCCATCCTTCATACCCTCTTTAACATTACGTTTAAGGATATTGAGTTCATGGTATAATCTGGATTCATAAGCTTTGATACTCTCATTTGGCCTTTGTGGAGATTTCTGCATCTTAGCTTCTAAGAAACCCACCATACCACAAATCTCCATGATATGTTTGAAGTTAATCTTCATATCATTCTGACCCTTGAGAGAATCTAATGCTGGCATAAATGGAGGAACTCCATAAGGTTCATCGGTATCATTGAACATACCAACATAGAAGTAGGTTTCTGGGTTAAGCTTAATGTAATCTTGTTGCTTAACAAAGAAATTCATATTCTTTTGGTAAGGAGCATACACCCCATTTAATTCACGTTTAAACTTGATGTGTTCTGGCTTAAGGAATAATACAGTAGCCAAACCATCAAGCTTATCATTTGGTACTCCTTCTACGGATATTGCCCCACTTACAAGAAGTTGAACAATCATTTTATTAACTAAACCATCTATACCAGCAGTATATCTGGTCCATCCCTTGGTGGCTTTCTTAAGATGTTCTCTCATCTTTGAAGCCTCTTCATCGGTATTATTAGGGAAAGTTACTGTATGACTGGTGTTAGCTAACTTAAACATATCTTGCAATGCAATGCCCATATCAGGATTTACCTTATATAAATCCCGAATTAAAGGTATCACATCAACACGAAAAGAGGGTTCAACTAATTTAGTCAACCCTTGTAATGATGTAATTAAGTTATCGCTATCATCGTCAACTGAAACCCTACCAGGCGAAATCGATGTGGCAGGCTTCTCCTCTTTATTAGAGGATGTACCATTCTTGGGAGGGTCCTTCTTACGTCCCCAACCCCAACTAAAATTGAAGTACTTTTTCATCTTGGTTGTACGATTACGTTAGTTTTTCCTTTCCTTATGTGATTACATATTGCTTTTCCAAAGATATCATCATCGGCATATACATCTCCTTCAAGGTCTACATCTACAGCTGAATTGTTAGCCCTATGTTTACCCATTGCAACAGGTCTACCTAAACCATCATAAATGAAGGTATAAGCTTCTTGTACAAAGAATGGGTCCTTAATGATTACGTGATCTAATCGAATATCTTCTTCCAAGTTTTCTATTATCACTGAACGATTCTTTTGGGTGGTTAACCAACCAGGGGATTTATCCATTTCAGGTCTACTTTTACCTTTTTTCTTCAGCATCTTCTGGTAGTAGTAAAGGTTAGGGTAGCCTTCATCTTGAAGCTTAGAAGTTACTGATAAACCAACGTCATTGGATTCTGGAGCTATTACTGCCCAGTTAAACAACTTCCCAGTATCACCAAGTAACTTAGCATAAGCTCCCACTGCCATTCTTCCCTTATATACTACTTGTTCTTCTCCTAGCTTATCCATACAAGTAAATGAAGAGTAGTCAGAAGCTCTACCAGTTGAAACGTCTGCACCAATGAAATATTCTTTATCTGATTCGGGTTCACAGAATTGTCGGTATTGACCATTAAATCTCTTCTTAATAACTGGGTAATCACTAAGGCAGTCTTCGATAGCTTTAATATCGGCTAAGTCGAAGACTGTATTACCAGATGATAAGAAGTCACCATCAATTTCTTGTGCAGTTCGTTTTGCTCCCAAAGCAGAAGACATTTGGTTATACCAATTGATATCTCGTTCTGGGTGCATTTGCCAGTATAATCGAATTGGGTTAAAAGGATTACCTCCTGCAATGGCATCTACCCAAGTTGAGTGATAGAAATTACCAACTCCATAGGGAGTGGAATTGACGATGGCAGCTCCACCAGTGGAAAGAGTAGGAAATGCAGCAGCCCAAATTTGAGCAGCCCATCTTACTACTGCTGCCTCGTCAATTACCAGAAGAGAAAGGGATTCCGAACGACCGGCTTCGGATGATGTCGGAATTGATTCAATAAATGACCCATTATCAAATTCTATCATGGAAGCAGAACCGTATTCTCCAGCTCTACCATTGATTATGGGAGTTTGAAGGTACCATGGAAGATTCTTGTACATGAACTTAATCTTCTTAAGTACCTTCTTAGCAGTTGTGTCTTTGATAGAGATAATGTTTATCTTTTTGTTGGGATGGTACATCGCCAACCAAAGACAGTACATAGAAATAAGTTCTGTAATCCCTGCCTGACGAAACTTAAGGATGATATTGAATCGTTGGGCAATGAAGTTGTAGAGAACCGATTTTTGAAATGGGTATAAATCGAATCTTACCTTTCCTCTTACTGGATGTATCACATAGCAAAAAAGGCTAAAAAAGAAAACATCACTAGAAACTCGGGATAGGTTTGATAGTTCTTCCCGAGTTAATGTAGTTCTAGTTTCTGAGATAGTCTTTGCCATTACTTAAAAGTTATACGTTATTTGAAATTCGATGTCAGTACCTATACCAGATTTTATCTTCGGATAGTAAAAGGTATTGACTCCGAATTTGTAATTAAATCTCTTAGTCTTGATTGAAAGACCAGCTCCCATATCGAAGAGATTATTGAAAGGTCTATATTTGCCGTAAACATAAGGCTTAAGTGATAACCTTGCAACTTTCTTTCGAGTTAATTGACCTTCATACCAGTTGTAGTTGTACTTATCTAAATCGATTGGGAATAGTCTAGTTGAATAAGTGTTAGTCTCCTTATTGAACAGACTTAAGTTCAACTTATCTTTCTTCAAAACGATTTGAACCAGGGAATCTTGGTTACTGATAACTGGCTGCCTTAGCATGGAATCAGGAAAGAGAGTTGGCTGCTTATTATCATGAACTAAGATTTTACCTGGTTCAATTTTTTCAGAGTACTTCTTCTCTGGTTTGAAGGGTTTCTCTGTGTATACTGTATCTGGGATTTCATTGACCGCTAGTTCCAGGGAATCAACCTCTCGAGAAAGTTTGTAATTCCTGAAGCAAAGGTAAATAGTAAATCCTAGAAGTACAATAAACAAGGCATTCTTAAATGTCTTCATACTTGATGAATTTCTTAATCTTACTCTTCAACCAATAACGTTCTACTGGACTTAAGTTTGATTTAATAATGTGGAACTTGAATTGAAAAGTGCTTTTGGTTTCAATAATCTCAAAACGTATCGAAGGTAAATTCCGATAGATAATCCGAAAGAACTTGATAATGTTGTTAATGTTCAATTCGGTAATTGGGTACTTTGCATTAATCATTCTCATAATTCGGTGTATTAAGTTTTCAAATCGAAATAGTCGTACGCTTTAATGATACTATCTATTCGGTAATCGCTAAGCGATTACCTTTATCGAACGAAGTGAGATAATATCCAAATATACTACTTACGATATGATATATGAATAGCTATATACGCAGATAAATATATAGATATATATACGTAGTATATTATATATCTATATATTTCAAGGCACCCCAGAAACTTATATATAAGACTTTATATATAAAGCTGAAACTCACGGTTCTTGGGTATTTGCCTTTTTGAGGCATTTTTTGAACCAAATCCCTACCTCATAAACCGAACCCTTGGCAATTGTGTACCTTGCCTTGTTAAGCCAATAGTGGTAATCCTTAAAATCCTCTTCGAAGGTATCACCATTTTTGTGAAGGTAAATTTCGAATTTATCTGGGAAACCCATAATTGCCTTGAAGTCTTCGATTCCCAAAGGGTAGCCATCGGGTCTAAATTGCCTATCTGCAGGTCTGAGAGTTAAGGGAGGTTTATCATACTCCAATCGATACACTCCTGGAAGAGTACTCATCTTTGCAGTTTTGATAGGCCACTTCTTTTCATTCTTGAAATCCCTAACCCAGAGCCTATGTATCTTTGCTACTGTGAGATTCTTCTTCTCTGGAAGCTTTCGATAATCATACATTGCCAGAGTTTTACTCATAAACGGAATTTGGTTAGTATTATTTTTCTGAGAGAATGTGAGTGGTTTAAGTAAATTTCTAGTAGTTGTTGGAGTTTTTACTTGAAATACTTCATCAAAAGCATTCAAGTATTTCTTACCAGTCTTTTTATGTACTCCAATGATGAGTAATCGCTTCCTTGACTCCTGGGAGTTTCCGTAATCTAAAACTGACCTTTCGTGAAAAACTAATTTATAGTCTTTGAATGTTTCCTCAAAGAAATCCTTGGGAAGCAGTGTTAGCAGTCTTGGTAGATTTTCTATAAGAAATATCTTAGGTTTATACTTGAGTATTGATGCAATTACTAGATTAAGACTACGGTTATCTTTTGGATTGCCTAATTCTTTTACTTTAGATAACCTCATTACTGAGGCTGCTCCACAATCGGGGCTTGATATAATTATGTCTACTTTCTCATTGAATTCTTGTAAACAAAAGCCCTTATAGAACGGTATATCCCCAAAGTTTAATTCCCATTGTTCTTCGCCTGGAGTGTGGAATACTCCCCTTATCTCTATGTTCCCTAACAAATTTTTCTTAAAAGGGAACAGGAGTGCACCCTGTCCAGCGCACACTCCCAATACCCTTAGTTTCTTCATTTCTTGTAGCTTCTCAATTTAATGTACTTAATCCAAGCAAATGGCTTACGGTCTTCCAAGTAACTCAGATACTTATCATTGTTGTGGGCTTCTTCTTCGAAACTTACATCATGATATCTTTCGTTCTGTTTATTCCACTTGGCAAAGCACATGATAATTAGGTATTCAATAACATACCAAAGGTAGAAGAATCCAAAAGTCAGAGCCACTACCCACCAAAAGGATATACCAAATGATAACCAGAGTATGATACCAAGTACTAAACCCACTATACTACATTCAATCTGTTGTACCTGATGAATACGTTCATGATTGATATCATCGGGTTTACACTCTTCTACTTTGTGTTTGAAGAATGAGTTATACACCAGAGTAATTGCTTTGTAACTGGGGAAAAGAAATACTTTTGCTACCCAGCTGTTAAAATGACATCTTTTCATAATTTACCTTTGAAGTTTTCGTAAGCATTTCTTAGTTTTTGGTCGTAGGCATTCTGGGCATACCCGGGACCATTGTATTTTCTGGCAAAGCCAGCCCAGTCCTTTTCTTTGAGATTACTCAAACAACCAGAGTTTTTCATGAAATAATACATGAGTTCTAGTTGATTTGCATGAGATTCCGACACTTTGTGAACAAATTCGAAGACATCTTTACACCCACAGAGGTTGTGATTGAAACCCATAATCTGGAACATACCCCAACTTGCAGACTTCAATGCACATTCTTCGTCAATTTCTTTGGCTAATTCGAGTCTTTTGTACTCGTGTACACCTCCCAAGTACTTCGATTTATCCCATTTAGGGAAGAAAATCGTAGAATATCTCTTACAAAGGTAAGCTAAATCTCTGTCAGGGAATTTCTTATGTATTTCTTTGTACATAATGTGACCCTCGAAGAGAATTTGAGGTCTACCATCAGCTAAAAACCCATCTCTACCTGCGGCTTCTACCAATTGAACAGCTTTCAATAGAGCAGGTTCTAGACCTAAGCGAGTAGCAAGGTCTTTAATCATCTCATTTGTTAGTTTATCCATAACTTATCAGTTTTAATGGTTCAATATTAGTAACGAAAGTATTGCTTATAACCCATTTTTAGGATGTTTCGAGGTTCTATTATCATATATAACTTATAAAATAATGCAATATGGACAAGAAAAATGAATGCCAGATATGTGGCAAACCCCTTAACTTAGAGGAATTTGATGAAACTCGGGAAATCCCTCAACTTATGGCAAGAAAACAAGTTTGTTTTCAATGTGCTTTTTGGTTTAATCGATTAGCTTATGATAAAGAGCTTGAGAAAGAGGGTAAAATTGCCGTAATTACTCCCGATTATTCTCATTGGATAACGAGAGTACCGGGAAGTATTTTAATGGTACCTTCTGCTTTTGGTGGTATTTACCAAACTAAACTCCAACCAGTAAACACTCTTGGAGTTATTGATGAAGACCAAGAGAAACTTTTCATCATACGTTATAATAACATTGCTCATCAAGGCACTATACCAGAACATCTAAGAGATGCTTTTAAAGTAAACGGAATATTTCTATCTCCACAGGAATACAAAATGCTAGAGGATTACCGGGGCAATGCCTATGAATTTATTAAAAATAAAATAGATAATGCAATAAACAAAGAATAATTTCGTATATTTGCATAAAGAAAATTTCTAAATAAAATAGATATGAAAAAAGAAAAGAAAGAAATCAAAAAGCTCAAAGAAGGTGATGAAGTTATCTTCGTATTATCAGGAAGAACCATCACAGAGAAAGTAACAGTAGAATCTATTGATAAGAAAGGTGGATTTGCAATGCTTAGTAACCGGGTAAAAGTTGCAAGAACTCTCGGTCCAGATAATACATATCCAAGATTGGATGGGCAAAAGGGGGAAGTTCTTCCTATTACGGAAGAGAATGAAAGAATATTCCTTGCATACAAGGCTTATTTCTCGATTAAGAGAAATATAGAATTCCTTGACAAGGAAATAAATGGTATGAAAGATACAGATGCTTTCAATATGATGATTGAATTTGATAAGAAACTTACCAAGATTATTAACAAATACTTCAGAGAACAATGATTACAGTATTAGCTATAATTTACTTGGTATGTTTGCCATTCATGGTATTTTTTGTAAGGGCTTGCTTGGATTATTTACCCTATACTCACAAAATACACTCTCTCGTTTTATTCATCTCGGTATGGATAGTATTACCTCTATTTCCAATTTATCTATTAATCAGATACATAAAATACAAATTACTATGAGATTCTTTTTTGATAGAGACGGTGATTATGCTGGGACATCAATGCAAGGGTGGGAGATACTTCTCCTACTCTTATTCCCAATTACATTAATAATCTTCTTCGTATTCTTACCTTTCTTCATATTGTATAAATATGATTCTAGAGAAGAAGATAAAAAATACGAAGAAGAACATCCAGAAATACTAAAAGCAGATTCTTATATTACCTGCTGGTATCCCTGGCATAGGTATTCTGTTGCATATACACTGGCTCTTATATTCTGGGTAATTGCTTTTATAATTGGGATATTATCTTAATACCCGTATTAAGTTGGCTTTGACTTTGACCTACCCAATAAAAATTCAAATCTAATGGATATTTTTTAGTGGGGTTAAACCTACTGGAGAGTATAGGAGTATCATTGCTAACAGCAGGGGGCATTGAAACTCTTGTAAGAGTATAGGAACCCAATCCAGTTGTTTTTGTTGTAAAGTATGAATTACTTGGTAAATCGTAGTTAGGACTAAAAGCATTACCATTCTTATCGAGGCAGGACCAAGATAGCATGTCGTAATTTGCGGGGTACATACTCATACTAGAAATAAGGACATTAATAGCATATCTATTTTGATTTACTATCCAATTCTTATATAGGTCACCATCAGCCATAGATCCATTTTCACCACTAATATTGGTGGTAGTATAAAAAAAAACATCTACGTTTTCTCCATAGAGGAGCATAGGATTAAAACGTATTTCCCAGTATTCGGGAGTAGTAATCTTAAGATTAATTCTATTTCCAGATTCGTTTTGAGTAAGTACACAAGTTCCAGAAGTACCATTGGCTAATGCCGTAATCTGAATCTCATTGTTACTCTTGTCTTCTTCTAAAAGATAGTCAGAGTTATTGATGCTAGCAGTATATCCAACCCCAATAACTCCGGACGATTTGCCATTTACATATTTAGTTTTCTGGGATTGGATATTCCATCTCTCAGAGTTACCACTATTGATGGTAACAGATACATCTTGGGTGGATCTCTCCACTGCTCTAAAGTTTATTATTTCCATATATTCTTTTAAGTTTGGTTTATAGAAAGAACTTTGATATTGTAATCTGCCAGAGGGATAAGGTGGATGAGAGCCAGGGATGTTTTATTCCCTGGTTTCTCTGTGTGTTATGTGGGCATGTGTGGTGTGGGATATCTTGGCATGCCTCTAATACGAGGTGTCAAAAAGTTGTGGTACTAAAATGTGTATTTGCCTTTAAGGTACCCCTTAATGCGAAAGCCTAAAATCGTGGGGTACTAAATGGGGAGTACGGTTCCGTTAAATTTAACATTTGAAAATAAAAATTAAGGGACAAAGTTTTTATTTGTCCCTTTGCGCTTTCTAATTATCTACTAAATGATTGTTTAAATTTTCTTTAAATTGTTCGTTTAAACAATAACATAAGTATAATAAAAAAGTTTTAAAAGAAAATTTTTTATAAATTGTATATTCAACTTCATTTAAAGAGTTCATGCTTATTTGTTCAATCAATAGAAATTGCTCTACATTAATTAATTGAAAAGTTTGTACGTCAATAATAGTAGATATTATTCTATGATTTGATTTTAAAAGAATATAAACTACATATAAAGCACTAACAAAAATAGCTAATAAGATAACAAACAAAATTAATAACATAATAATTTTATTTTTATGATAAGGAGTAAAATTTTACTCCTTATCTGATTTTGTTTTATTTCATTGATTTTTTCACGATTTCGAGACCTTTTATCAATATCTTTTTCTTTTCTTCTTTAGTATTTTCGCTTGCAATCGAAGAAAAAGAAAAATCGTTTAAAACATAGACTTGCTTATAAAAGTCTATAAATCCCTCGATTAACTTTTTATCAGCATTGTTTGCAATCGTAGAAAGAAAGTTAAAAGTAACGTTTCTAAACTTTTTTCGTAAAGATTTGATTTGTTTTTCGTTTGCTCCCAAAAACAACTCTTTTTTATAAATTTCTGTTTTTGTTCCTAAAGCTGTTTTAAAAAGTCCTTGATTTTTTTCTTTTACAGAATTTAAAACATCTAAAGCAATCAAACTATTTGCTTTGCTGTTTGCACTTGCTTTTTCTGCACTCACTTTATTTACTTTTGTTGTCATAATAAAAACGCTTGAATATTTTATTATTATTATTTTATAACCTTTTTGATAGATATTCAAGACTTATTAAACTATCTAATAAGGTTTGTTTCATTTCTGTATTGCAAAGATAAGAACTATTTTTTAATTAGCAAAATTTTTAGAGAAATAATTTCTTAAAAAGTTTTAATTAAAAATTCATTCAAATATCGCTTTATCTTTTCGACATTGCAAAGATACGGACTTTATTTTAATCTACAAACATTTTCAAGAAAAATTTTTGAAAAAATGAATATTTTTATTTTCAAAATTATTTTTGTGAAAAATCTATAAATTCAAAAATTTATTGCACCCTAAAAAGGACTTAATTTTTGCACTTAATTTTGGAGGTTCACAAGGGAAATCTTCGCACGCCTTGTAGTGGGCATATATGATATGTATAAGGATATTCCTATATGGCCTATGCCTGTCCTCTTGAGAGTGTATTATATACCTGTATATTGAAGGCCATTAATCGACTAAGGTGATAAAGAATTAAGGCCGATTAGCTATATCCCTATTATTGCCCTCTATAAACCTATTAGGTCCTAATTCAATAAGGCCATATAGGGACTATGGTAAGCCTATAGAGATTAGGATAGCCTATAAGGGCTTACTAAGTTAGCGTAAGTAAAACCCCAGGTACCTAAGTTAGGCCTGGGGCAATGTAGTTAATCCTTGAATAGGTAGAAGGTAATACCATAGGCCTTGTAGGTATCCTCGGCAGTATCGGTATCAGCCATAGGTTCCTCTTCGAGAGAATTGAAGGTAAAGAATTCATCGTCGGTATTATAGTATACCAGAATTTCGGTTACCTTAAAATCTTGGATTAGATTAGTTAGGTGTTCGAAGTAATCGGTCTCATCGTAGTGAAAGTCAGTGATAGAATTATCGTAAGTATTAGCGATATACTGATACCAAGGATAATATGGGTCATAAGTGCAAAGATAGGCTAGCAATGAATTAATGATTGCCTGAGGATTCTTCTGTCTGAAGGATGCTTGGTTTGAATTTGATTTCATATCGGTATATTTTTAATTATTAATACTTTATTTTTCTCTTATGCAAATATAGAAATAATATTTTAAATATGCAAATAATGCTGGGGTACCTTTAGGTTAATTTGCCTTAATCTCTGGGGCCATGAATGGAGATTGCCTTAATCCTAATTTGCTTAATCCCCATCCCCTACCTATTGCTTATTATATATATAATACTAATAAAGGTACTGGGGCTCTAGGCAATCTGGGTACCCCTAAATCACAAAATTGTCCTAGAGTTCTGCAAATATCCATAATATAATTACTAAGCAAATAAATTACAGAGTTACTAGGAATATTACCTAAATATGCCCCATGAAAGCCTTAAATCCTATAAACCATTTAGCCCTAAAACCTAATATCCTATTTACCTAACCCCAACCTATATGTATTATATAATACATAATATAATAACTTGGTGAAGGTAATCAAGGTAAATTGTGATGGCCATTAATCGACGATGTACTAAAGCTATACTACCTACATACATAGAAGCTACATAACATATCTGTATTATATAATCCCCTACCTTCGAATTACCTTGAATGCAATCTATAATATAATACATATAAAGGGTACTCATGGCAATCGGATTTAGGGGCCATTAATGGTCGGATTTTGTGTACCTTTTAGGCCTTTTTGAGTTTGCCTTTAAAGTGTGTAGTAGAGCTATATGGTATAGTGGCTATATAGTGAGTTGAGTGGCTTTGTATAGTGAGTTGAGTTTGCCTAGCCTTGTTTGCCTAAATCCCCAAAACCCCCGGCGAGGTACCTTGATATGTATTAGGATATATTGATTATGTATTATATGATTGGTATAATAAGGGGTATATGTATTAGGTATTTATTATATGTACCTTAGTTAGCGTTAGTATGATTTTGTTTTATTTTTGTGTTGGGTGGGGGAGTATTGGGTTATAGGTGGGTTAGTATAATCCTATATGTGTAGGATACTAAAATTAGTGATGAGGTGTATAGGGTTAGGATTATTAGCTGTGAGATGATATACCTTATTTTGTTTGTTGGGTGGGAGTGCTTGTAGGCTTGGTATATTTTCTCATTGCGTATGAGGGTTAGGATAGTTCCTACGGATAGGATTATTCGGATTATGTGATAGATGATATTCATGGTAGTGATATTATATCGATTATGGTTATATCTGTTAGGGGTATCTGTAGTATATCTCTTATTTGTAATCTTATGTGTTCTGAGTGAAGGTGATTGTTGTTTATCCTTTGGTTGGGGTACCTTAGATATGGCCTTAGTTCCTCAGTTCTGTAGGGGATTACCATTTCTTCTGTGAACCCCTCTGTGTAGTCTTTAGTGTGTCCTGGTACCTCGAAAGATACCAGGAATTTTCCTTTTGTTAGCATGGCTTTAGTTCGTTGGTTAGTATTCTTATATCGGTAAATTGATTCATGTACTCCCTTTCTGAGGATATGTCAAGGCATTTACATGCTATGTAGTGGCCGTACATTGATATACCTGTTTGATAGCCTTGGTCTTCGTTTAGGAAGTTAGCTAATGGTATCTTGTCTACTGAGCATATCTTCTGATGACCTGGTAAGGTTTCTGAATCCGTATATCCTACAAAGTTATAAGTATCAGTGTTATCGGTCATGGTAGAGAATATTTCGATTAGCCAGTTAAAGTCCTCTAGAGGTACTCTGTCTAGCCATTCCCATCCGATTGGGTATTGGTTTACTGTTATGATTGGTTCCATATTATATGTCTTTTATGGCAGTGGTAGTTTGAATGAATTTTATCTCTTGGGATTCAAGGTGAACATATTCGAAGTATTCTTGGATTTCCTCAATGGTGTTGAATACCTTATCTGGGGCGTATACTCCATTTACTGCAGCTATGATTTCTGATTTAGCCCTGTTTGGGTCTTCTTGAAAAGAATGATAGCAAAGACTTATTTCATTGCAGTTATCGCTAGTATCTTCGATGATGACTAAAGTTGTTAGTGTTAGTTTCATGATGTTAATTGAGTTGAGGGTTAAACTTTGGTTTACCTAATAGTACGGTATGTGGGAGTTCATCTTCATCCAGGATTCCAAGTATGAGATACACATTAGGATCTTTGGGTATTTCGAAATAGAATCCCGGTTTAGGTTCATCCCCATTGAATGATACATATACTATTTTGGTGTTTTCTAATAAGCCATTTAGTTGTACATGGGATAAATAATTGCGAATAGCCGTATGAGGTTCTTCGGGATTGTTATCCCATATAGTTATCATATCGTTAAACCATTCGGGATGGTCGCATAGTTTGATTAATTGGTTTTTGATGTATGGTGTCATAGGTTATAATATTTTGATAGGTCCTCAATGAATTGTTCCTCTTCTTCAAAATAGTCCTGGTCTAATACATATTGAGATACGTAATGATGATAGAGTGGGCCAAATAATAGGGTAAATAGTTTACCTTTTGCTTCATCGGCAATTTGTTGAAGTTCATCATTTTCTTCTTCGGAAAGTTCAAAGATTTCGTTTATTATTCGGTCATTGGCAGTTTTCCAAGTTTTTACCAGTTCCCTGGCCTGTTCATGTATCTCTGAAGGTAATGAGTCTAAGATATGTTTAAGTTCTTCGGTAATCATAATGTTATTTGTTTATGGGTTTAGCAATTACTGATATGAATCCCTGTGGATATTGAGTATAGAATAATTGGTAGTTCCCTGTGGGCAAGAAGACTTGCATTATATTTGCAAGTAAGGGATAGATTTTCCATTGGTTTTCCTCTAGAAACTTGTTCCAGTCTTCAGATTCTTCTGGATAATTCCCAGATAGTTGGATATGGTACTGTTCCTGGTCAGCAATAAATAGGTTAGTTACTACTTGGATTTCGTCCGATTCCTTTTTATATTGGGTAATTGGGTACCAAAGTCCTTCGGTTTTCCATTTATTAAGTTGGAACAGAGACATGCCCTGTTCCAGTACGTTGAGTAATTTATATAAGTTTACCATAGTGATTATTTATTTAGTTGGTTAAATAATTCTGATACTGCAAGTTGTTGGAAGATTTCTGTTTCCCTGTGGTCTGATTCCCATTTTTCGATAGCATTGTAGATATTGGTATATTGGGATATCATGTCCTCATCTTGTTCATCGTCTTGGATAAATTCCCGGAGATGTTTTTTGAGTCCGGTTATGATATAATCCTGATGTTCTGGGGTTAATTGAAGGATTCCGAATAAGATAGCCTCTACCTGTGCGGGTGAATAATCATAATATTGGTCGTCGGCACCCTTTGTTAAGTCCATGTGAGAAATAATGTTTTCCCGGAGATTTTCGAAGAGAACTTCCTCTGAAGCATATGTGATGATATATCCTGAGATATAAGCAGCAAAAGGTTCATCCTCTAAGTCGATTGAGTAAACCTGGATATTGGTATCTTCCTTGTTAATGAGAAGACCATCGGAGTAATCATAAGTATAAATGGGGTGGGAAGCAAGCAGTTCCCGGATGGCCTCTAAATTTTTTAATTCTTTCATAACGTGTCTATATTTAAAATTATTTGAGAAATATTTCTCACTGCAAATATACAAAATTATTTCTAAACTTGTTTCTATAATTACTTTTATTTTTATAAATAGGGAGGTTCTGGGAGGTGTTTTGGGTGCCTCCCAGAGGGTTTTGTTAATATTGTCCTGTCATGGTAATGATAATGAAAAGGGATTCATCATTGAAATGTACCTGGATAGTATCTCCATAGGAGTTTGACATGTAATGAGAATTAGGGTTAAGTTCTTTTAATGGGTGATGTTCATCCCAATGAGAATTAATGAATTCTATCACGTATTGTTCAAAAGCATCGGATTCTCTGCAGTAGGTTTCTGCCTTTTCGTCATCGTCTATAGGATACTCCCGGAATTGGAGATTAAGAGTTCCCATATAGGATTCATCCGGATTTGAGATTTCATTAACTGATTGAGCAGTGTAACCAAAAGCATCAAGAGTTCCATTGAAGTAACCCATAATGTGATTTGAGATTTCGTTAATAGTTGTCATAAGAAATAAGTTTTGTGACCCTGTTCGAGGTCGGTTAATAATTATATTTATTTTTCTCTTATGCAAATATAGAAATAATATTTTAAATATGCAATAATTAAGGGAGCCCAGATGTTAGTGTTTCTGAACTCCCTGAGGATATATTAACTGGTTAGGGATTAGTATAATTCATCGGCCAGCATTGGTTCCTTGGGCTTATTTAATTTCTCTTTAGAACGTCTTGTAGCCCAATTCTCGTAGGGTTTGTAACTGAAGGTACGTGTTGTTTCATCGTATGCAGCATATACCATTTGTTTACGGGATATTCTCCTTCCGTAAGTTTTCTTAAGATTAGCAAACCAATCTAGATACTCCTGTAAAGAGTTAAAGATTTCTTTGTGCCCGTCTAAATCATTTTTAGGACGGGTCTTCCATGTTGCTTCTATATAGCATTGGTGTAGGGTAATTGAAATAAAGTATCGGCACCAACTACCACCAAAGATAGTGCCCGTGGAGAATTCTATCTCCCGAGCAACTAATGGACTAACGTTATACTTTGTCATGCGATTGAGAAATTAAGTTGGAAAATCCAGTTGTTTCTATCGAGTTGATTGAATGATATGAACCTCCCATCGTTATCGGTAAATTCATTCATGAATTGAACTGCAGCAGATGCTAATTGCCCCTTATAGGGATTAGTATCGGCAGTTATGATTGATTCGAAAATGAAAGAATAATAGGTGGTATCATAGATTTGTACCTGGTTTATATCCAAGCAATTGAGTTTGTAATCATCCTCTAGTTTGATTAAGAGTCCCATTAGAAGATTAAGAAGATTACCCTGTTCATCAGAGTCAAGTTCAAATGTAGATTTCTTTTCTAAGAAATTGCGAACTACCTTAGTTAGTTCGTCTGCTTGATTGTAAGTTACTGAGTTCGTTTTCATATTTTTGTCTATTTTTAAAATGATATGCAAATATAAGCATTTTTATTTTTATAGAAAAACATATCTATTTTATTTTTAAGGAGGCTGAGGATGTGTACACGCTATGAAAGGCAGTCTAATCCACTGCCTTTCAATTATTAAGGTAATTGGGGAGTTAGCAAATATAGAGCCTCTCTTATAATTGAACTCTCCATAGGTTCTAAAGAGGGTTCCTTGTTCATTAGTCCACCTTTCTTCTTTTCGTTTTCAAATACTTCATGTATGGCTTGCTTTAGTTTAGTAGCTAATACCTCTGATAACTCCTGAGATTTAAGAGAGATAAGTAACCCTTTTCGTATTTTCTCAACATCTTGGTCATTCTCAGTAATGGGTTTTGCTTCTACTAATTCTTGTATACCCGAGGAATATTCATCTAACCGTTCATATCCCAAATGTTGTAGGTCATTAATGAAGATACTGAATTCATCGTAAGTAAGTCTAGTATCAAAACCTACCCCATGGTATAGTTGTACTAAAGGTGTAAGGATTCTCCTCAATGTATTGAAATCCTTTAGGTGGTCTAATTTTATTTCGGACCTAATAGGTACTTTATATACCTTTTCACCCTTCAGTACTACTAGCAGAATCATTAGTCTTGGTGGTAGTCTTTTCTCGTTCATAAGCAAGTTTTTGTATTATAAGTTGTACATAGGTATTCCTTTCCTTATAGATGAACATTACCGAGAGAAGTATCTCATGTTTCGGTAATATCATTTGTATGAAATTGCCTGGAGCAATTACAGTAGCTACTACTGGAGAATCTTCCTGAGAGAAATTTTCCAGTATCATTTCTGCCCTCTTAATGGGTTCTGGCTTTGTTGGATTCAAAGTTAGGACTGGGGCTGTTATACATTCCTTGATGCCCTGTGTTAAGGCATTATATAACCATTCATCTTTTATATCCTCTACTTGGAGGTTTTTCATTGTAATCATATCCTAAACCTATTTAGAGTCCATACACCCAGGATATTAGAGAATACCCATAGTTCCCAGTTTTTGTAAAAGTTATAGGGTTTACTGAATTGAGATGTTTGAAATATTATCTGATTTGGTGTTCTAGATAACATTTCTGCATGGCAAGTTAATACTCCAGAAGATAATTGAGCTTTAAAAGCTTTAATAATATCTTCATCACTTTTAGTCTCTAATGAGGTAAGCAATTTAATAAATTCTACCTCTACACCTTGAGACATGTTTACATTTCTGAAGGCAAACTTTTCTTTATTTTCCATATTCGTCATTTTTAGATAAGAACTCTTGAGCTAGTTCATCTTGAGTTCTTTCGATTATGTTCTTTACTATTGTTTTATTTTCTACTCTAGCCCACATATATAGCATGCCCAATTGAGCATCCATATAGCAATCTATAAGAGATGGGTCTTTTCTAAATACATCCCATTGTTTTACGAAATTTGTTTGAACCAAATCCCTATAACCCTGGTCTGATATGCCATCTTGGTCTATATAAGCAGATACCCTTTTCTTGACTTCTAAAAGGATTTTCTCTAAGCTTTCGGGTAATCTGAAATTTTCTGGTAAGTTATGATATACCAAAGCATTAGGTATCAATTCCTCAAAGGTAAACTGATTATCGAATAGATTTTTAGGATATCTACCTGAAAATATCAATGGTAGCTTATACCTTAGCAACGATGGTACTACGTCGTATATAGCATAATGTCTTCTATATTCTCGGTACAAGTCAAAATATAGATTCTCATCGAATATACCCGATTTCCTCATTATTGTCTGTAAAGTATTATAAGCAGCATTGATATGAGTATTACTCAATTTGAATACTAAGTTGCCATTTTTAATAGCAATGAGTTCACTACAGCATCTCTTTCGTCTAAAGAAGTTCATGTGATTAAAATGTAAAGTCAATGTATATTTTCCTTTTTCCCTTGAGAAATTTTTCGTGATTTGAGTCATCATACTTATGGCAAGCATAAGTCTTAGATGATTTATCATAATGGTCTCTTACCCATACTGGAGCAGTATCAGTTGGTTTTAATTTAAAGTATGTACCCTGATTAACCTTGTTAACCTGAGTCTCTTTGTAAGATGTCTTTGGTAGTTCCATATTTTTGTCTATTTTAAAATTGATATGCAAATATAATTCTTTCTTTTTAAATATGCAATATCCGGATATAACTATGGAAGCTTACTATTTCGGAGGAATTGAGATGCAAATGAGCCGTCCTCTTTCTCTTCTTCCTCAAAGTCTTCATATTGGTATAACTCTGGGTCTTCTTCGTCTGGGTCTATACGCATTTCGATTTCTCTACGTAGTTCATGATGTTCTTTAGAGAATGAAGACATAGCTCCCTTATAATCATCAGTAATTTGCATTAACTCTGCTTTATTAAGGTTAAGACCCTCTTTACTTGTATCTACTCCTTCTTGTTTAGTAGCAACTACTTCAGGTAGAGACTTAATGTCATACCTGTCTTCCAATAGTTTAGCCTCTTCTGGTTTATCCAATACCCTTTGTGATTCCAATACGATTTGACGTGCCTCTTCAACGGTGATTGCATTTTGCTGTGTTACGTTGTTCTGTTGATTGAATTGAGCAAATATATTCGTAGTACTTCCTCCAGTGAGATTACGTACGATAGACTGCAATGATGTAGAGGATTCAAGCTTTAATTTAAGGGCCTTTCCCAGCTCGGCAGATATAAACGGTACGTATTTCCCTCCCTGAGATTCTCTTAGGATATTAACCTGATGGGCTATTTCCATACGGTCTTCTAATGCCCATGCTAGTTGTTCTCCCATTAACGCTTGAAGTAAATCTTCTGCTTTTTCTTTATCCCATATTCTAGAGCTTAATAGCCTATCTCTCATAAATACCCGTATGTAGTTAATATCTATACCCATACGATATGAGAATGTATTTATATCATAAGTGATACCACATAATACTCCATTACCCATCAGCCATTGATTAATAATGTAGTTGTGTATCTTTATCAGAAGTTCATCATTTGGGTTCTTCTGATATTCTAATGCCATTGCAGTAGTCCCCATAGGTCTTGGGAATCTTACCATTTTATTTTCCTTTTCTGACATACAAATGAGATTTTCTGATATCGGAACTTTCATCATAACCCATATACTCTAAATCGAACCTTACATACAGATTCAAAGATAGGTTATAGAAATATCCCTTATATTTTTTCTTACTTACTGATAAATTAAAAGGTTCACCAGAGATTAGGTCCCTGGTGAATACTAAATTACCTTTCCCAGTGATGGGAATATTAAGGCAAAGTTTATAATCTCCTACCTTAAATTTATTCCCATGCAGGTCTGTGATTTCCCTTGCCATAGTTTGCCTTTTTATGGTTCGTAGGTTTTTTGTCTTGTTTACTACGGTTATTGGTTATCCACTTTTGCTCTTCGATTAATTTCTGAACCTTTGGGAATAACCTTTGCCTTAAAGGAACTACCTGAGTAGCGAAAAAGGCATTCCATAATTTCTGAGTTAATGGTTCTCCTATTTTAAGTTCTGAGATTGCCCAGAATTTAGTTTCGAAATTCTTAACTATTTCCCTAAATCGGTAATAGTATATATTGCCAGTCTTTTTATCTATCCCAATTGTAGTGGTTTGGCAATAATCTAGAAATTCTTTACCTAATTCGGATATAAACTCTTCCCTTTTAAAATCATAATTCTCTTGGTCGAGCTTAAATAATTTTACGTAATCGATTGCTTCCATATAGATTTAGTTTGTGATTATTAAACGAGGTATACTTTCATCTGTAATTTGAAATAAGTACCCTCTTACATCATCCTCATAATAAGAGGACCAATATGTTCTTCTAACTCTGAAATTATCAAGGATTGCCCCTTTGGGTACTCCAGTAATAAATAAGCAATGCTTAGGCATCATTGGAGTAATCTCAAATTTCCCATCCTTGAAATTACCATAGGTACCGTAGTCGGGCATATTACCCGTAAATCCAGTATTCTGTAATATGTCTTGAACCAGAGTAGTTTGGGGTATTTCCTTTTGGTTACATTCTATGGTTAACTTCGATTTGCCTATATATAGGTCTTTAACTATTTCTCTAAACATTTGTATACGATTATATGGGTAATACCATTTTTCTTGAAGTAAAGGTTATTCTGTGAACGTTCCTCTAACTTCTTTAATTCTCTTCGAGATTCAGTACAAATTCTATCAGATTTCCTTAACATATCTGATACATTATCCCAGATGGGTGCCATTGGTTCTACTGGCCCTGCATAGATAACCTTATGTTTAGTTTCTATTTGGAGATATTTAGATTTATACTGATATTTGCCTTTGCAATAAAGTACGTTATACTTTTCGGGTTCGTTTCTTTTTTCGTTTTCCATTTTTGTTAGGATTAATGTAATCGGATATTTCATCAAGTTGCCCTAAAAGCAATGCCTGAATGAAAAGGTTTATAGGCCTGAAAAAGAAATTCCTTACGTTATCGGTATTTATATACCAATCGTAAACGATAAAGAACTTCTTAATCTTGGAGTGCTTAAGTGAATGTTGGATTAGATAGGACTTACAACATCGTTTATGTAATTCTACCAATTCTTTGTCCTGCTTAAGCATCTCTTTATCAGAGAAGATAGTGTAATCCATTTTGTATGAATTGAGATGCCCAGGTAATTATCCCGGGCACCTGGTTAATAAAGGTTTATGCAACTTGTTCTGGTTTGAGGACCTTCTTTTTAAAGTCCTCATAGGCTTTAGCCGCAGCCTTAAACTCCTTAGAGTTTGTATCTTTGATACGAGCCATTGCAAGTTCCAATCGATGGAGTTCGTTTCGAGTTTGTTGTCTCCATTTCTTCCGAGCAAGAGTATCAACTACATCGGCAGGATATACGTATTTAACTTCCCGATTAGAAATTACCTGTTCGATGATGGATGGTTTTTGTTGTTCCTTAACTTCCTTGACAACCTGTTCCTTTTTGGAAGTTTGGGTTTTGGGAGAGAGTTCTACCAATTTGGCATTGGCAAAATTAGTGGCAGCTTCTTGAGCATCTTTTACCAATTCCTTTTTAGTCTTTTTGGCCTTAGGAGCAGAAGCCTTAGCAGTCTTAGAATTTTTAATTCCTTCAAGTTGTTCGGCAACCTTAGTTGCAACCAGGTTAGTAACCTTTGATTCATTCTTTTTCATAACGTCTATATTAAAAATGTTAGTAATTTGATTTCTTATTGCAAATATAAGCATTATATTTTAATTACAAAAATAAATCGAATAAATTTTTATATTTGCTAAGGTTAATCGGCTAGGAAGTCGAAGATTTCTGGAGGATAGTTAATTTCATCCTCTGGGTCATTTATGTAATCTTCGTAATCCTCGTTATATTTATCGTAAATGTTATCTTGTGATGTATTGGGTACCCTTGTACATCTTTCAGGATATTTCTTTACGAAGTCATAGGCTTCTTGAGTAGTCATTACCTTGTCTGAGGTAAATTCGTAGGTTACATAAGAATAAGTTTCACCCAATCTAGAAACTTCATATTGCTGGTATCCAGATTTCTCAATCTTATAGATTTGATTTTCTGGAATAGTTTCTATTTCTACCCTATACTTATACCATTGTTTCTTTTGCTCCCTTTCTTTTGGTTTAATGCCCATGCTATCTTGAAGAGAGATTAACTTGGTTATTGGACTTTCAAAACGAGAAGGAGCAGTGCTCACTTCTACTGGATGAGTTCTATTCTCACCAATAAAGTAAATCACTGCCCCCAAGGTTACCAGGCCCAATATGAATTTAGTTTCTGAGTTCATAACCTGTAGTTTCGAATTTATTTTTAATGTTCTTTGCAAGGTATTTACCTTTTGATTCTGCTTGATGTAAACCGTTGCAGATTTCGTAAGGTACACCATCATAGCGATAAACTCGATTACCTTTAAAAGCAACCCAAAGTTGTTTTTTCTTTGAGTCATAACCAAAGCCCTCAATGTTAGAGGATTCGCAAGGAATCATTTCGACTCCAGTGTTCATTTCTACTGATTCTAAGTATTCGTTCTTTTCCATGTCTATATTAAAATTTTAAAAGTGTTAGTTCTGGGTGGAATTTGAGATTTGCCCTCTGGAAGATTGCCCAGGTACCAAGTACTCCCTGAGAATTAGTATGTACCCATTCATCTTCCATTCTGAATAATATGTGAGAGCATACCAGCATTTGGTATTCACTTAGCATATTTATCAGTTGAGGAGTATTCTCGATTTCCACGTATAATTCAATGTGCTCATCTAGTGCTCGAATTATTTCGTCATCCTCAATCTGAAGGAGTTTTTTGATTAAGTCTTGGGCAATATCATTTCCATTTTTAACGTCCTCTTTGATTGAGTTGAGTGATTCAATCTGAATACCAGCAATGAGCTTTACGATGTCTTTTGTTTCCTTGTCCATAATTAAATTTTCTTTATGCAAATATACTAAAATTATTTTATATAAAATACTCTTTTAATAAATACGGAGGTAAGTGTTAGCGGTTCTTGATTTCCTCTATCTTTTCCTTGATTGAGTCGGGGAAGATAGCATCATCTACCCATCGCATAAAGAATTTAGAAGGCTTCTTTTCTGGATTGAGAAGTAATTGTCTTTGCTCTGTAGAGAACTTAATACGTTCGTCTTCCCTCATATACTTGGGAAGTTTAGTGAATTCTGCCTGAGAAAAGGAGATTACGTTTTTACCAACTTGGGCCCTTAATGGTTTCTTCCTTTCCTTATAGAGATATGGGATAATCTTTTTCGATGGTCCCCCAAGTATGCTAAAACCAAAGATTACCATTGGGTCAAATTTATCTGCTTTTGGGTCCTTAGCCCGTTTGATACATCTTGCCATCCAAGAAAATGAATTGGGATATTGCTTATTGTCTGTTGCTTCTCCCACATCTTTTTTATTAAACTCAAATCCAGGAAAGTGAAATAGAAAATCTTCAGTAAGGATAAATACAAATCCCAATCCTCTAAGATATTTAATAATATCTTGTTGGCTTTTACCTTCTTCAATCATTTTTTCTACATCTGCAAGAATGTCCTCCCTTGGTGATTCCAATTCCTTAGTTGTAGACCCTGCAGGTCTTCCTCTGCCCACATTAGGTGCCTTAGCAGGCAATGTACCAGATAACCTATCTAAGTATTCTTTGAAGTTATCAATATCTTGTTTATTAGTAAGAGTTACTTCTACTCTTATGGGACCGTTATGCTGTACTTTTGGACCTGAATTCATCTCGGTATAGGCATCTACCAACCTATCAGATAAGGGAGTACCATTCTCTGATAGTGTAGTGATTCTAAGTTTTGGTTTATATACTTCTTGTTCCATTTTCGACTTAATTAGAAAATAAAAGGCCTGAACAATTTTTATATTGCCAGGCCTTCTACCATTATTAACGAATACTCAAAAATATGATAAGTAAAAGTAAAAAGTGCTCTTATTAATCTTCTTCTTTAGCGGCCTTCTTTTTCTTCTTGTCTTTGGCCTTCTTATCTTTCTTATCGGAAGCCGGTTTCTCTTTTACCTTTTCTTCCTTCTTTTTCTTAGTTTCCTTTTCCTCCTTAGGAGCCTTACCTGAAGCAAGTTTTCTTTGCTCCATACGATATTTTTTCTTCTCAGCCGAAGTCATTTCTCTGCCATCGATGAGAGGATAATCGTATTTGGTAGCTGTTCTACCACCATTTCCTTTCTTTTCCTTTTTCTCTTTGGCAGCCTTCTTCTCAGCTTTTTCCTTCTTCTCTTTTTCCTGGAGTTTTACCAATTTCTTGTTGTTCTCTTGGTCAGCTTCAGGATAGGCAGCAGCAACTTTGTCTCTTTCCTTATTGAGCTTGTTTACAAGTTCGGTAACCTTTTTACCATGTTTCTTGTCTTTGGTCCAATCCTTAGTAGGGTCCAACTTGTTCTCTTTAAGGTAAGCATCCAAAGCTTTCTTAACCTTTGTGAGTTCCGGAGTCTTGGATTCCGATTTACTCTTCTTTTCTGTTTTCTTAGCCATTTTCATTTATATTAGGTGAATAATTGAATTTCCTATTTACATAATACCATAGTTATACCTTCCTAATTTGGGTTGGGATTTCTTTAATTTCTAGGATTTCTAAACTGCATTGTTTTAAAACTGCCTCGAGTTGAAGTATATCTTCTACCTCTTTCTGAGATAAGTCCGTAAAAGTTTGTTCAAAAGTTTCTTTCTGTTCCCCCCTTATAAAATTAAATTGGGCAACAATATAAGTCCCATGAAGTTTTTTATTCAGGGCTCCTTTAAGAGATATGAGTTTTCTTTTCAGATAATTACTCTTCAACCTATGGGATTGGTATTCGCCTTTCTTACCCTTACTAAGAGCTACCTTTTTAAGGTACGAAACATAATCTAATTCTCTGAGAGTTTGATTAATGTTTCCCACTAATAATCTTAAGTCTTTTTCCATTTGGGTCTTTGCATTACTTGGTTAGATACTTCCTGAGTTTCTTCTGATAGCATTTCTCTTGCCTCATTTATTATATTGATGGCAAGTTCCCTTTCATCTGGTCCCAGGTTTAATTCTTTATCTTCTAGTACATCAGTATAAGTATTTATTAGATTATCCAATGCAAGTATTCGAATATTCTTTCGAATTGCTAATTTCTCTTCTTCCATGGGTATAAAAAATTAAAGCCCACTACCTTCGCAGGCAATGAGCTTTTGGCTGAACAACGTCCTAAGTGTAGATGTTATTCATATGAACTTAAACTCTAAATTTATATAGCAGACATATGGGATAGTAGTTAGTAAGTTAGAGTTTAATCTTCTGATTCTTCCTCTTCTTCTTCCTTAGCCTTTTTGTTTTTCGGAGAACAAATAACGCCATGTCCTTTCTTAGACTTAACGGTAAGAGTTCCTGGAACGAATGAAACTGAAGTTGATACCGGTTTGCCATCCGTAACCAATACAGAAGTAACCACTACACCCTGATAGCCTTCCTTGTTCTTAACGGCATAACCAAAGTTCATTACCTTGGATTTGTCGTTAATGGCAATAACGTCGATTTGCTTGCTGTTAGGGCGTTGTTCAGCCGGCCGATTCTTGAGTGCCTCTTGACGAGCTTTACGTTTAGCTTCTTTTTCGGGGTCTTTTTCCTTATCTCCTTTCTTCTTGGAGTCTGATTTCTTTGTTGCCATAATTTTTAATGTTTTATAAGTTAATGGTTATTATAAGTAAACTTCTACGTTTATTAATAGTTGATAGTAAAGGTAGGGAAATTTCCCTACCTTCTTTTAAATCTTGAATACAGTTACCAGATTACTTTTTCCCTTTCTTGCCCTTACCTTTGGCTTCTTTCTTTGCCGGCAATTTGAGACCGAGTTCTTTGGCAATTGCTTTACGGAGTTTTTCGACGTCGTCTTCATCGTAATCGTCTGGGTCAGTTTCAAGATCTTTGTCGTCGCAGACATCCTCAAGTTCTTCGAAGTCCATTTCGGCAAGTTCTTCACCGGTCAGTTCTTCCTCTTCTTCTTCCTCTTCGGAATCATCATCATCATCATCCGATTCCTCATCTTCCTCTTCGGAATCATCATCATCATCATCCGATTCCTCTTCTTCCTCATCATCATCGTCATCATCATTATCATCCGATTCTTCTTCTTCTTCCTCGTCATCGGATTCAGAACCAAAAAGGTCTTCGGCTTCTTCGGCAGAAAGCATGATAGGAGCAGGGATAATCTTTACTGAGCCGTCTTCGTACTTAATGATGATTGCACCATTGATTTCTGTTCTGGAAACTTCTTTCAGTTCCACTTCTTTTTTCTTCTTAGCCATTTTCGTAATGTTTAAGTTGGTTAATAATTTATTTATATCACTCTGTTATAAGTTTCTTTACCAGTATGGATTTCTGAGTATACCCAGATTTTAATAATTCCTCCTGAGCAATATTGAATTGTTTTATCTCATCTAGAGTTGTCTTTAATTCTAATTGAGATTCAATTGTTATTGCCTGAGAGGCAAGTTCCTTGTCACCTTGATAAGTGACTATCTTAAACTTCTTACCTGCAAATGGGTTTGCTGGTTGATGTGCTGTGATTTTAAAACCTTCGTTATTATTCATTGCTATATTTAATTTTAGTTATCCCAGGAATACCCACCTTCCCAAATACTTCGGTATAGGATTTGTATTTCCCTTTTATCATTGTTTTATAGTTATCGGATAATCGAATTGGGTAGACCCATATTTTATTTTCTATCATCCTATTTGTCATTATATAAGCATAAGACCTTCTAAGTTTAATACTCTCTAATGGAACAAATCCTTGAAATAATAAAGACTTCTTAATAAACCTTTCTTTAGGCAAATACCCTAAAAATTTAAGTGATGCCTCATCGAATATTTCAAGCATATCCCTTTGTGCTTTGATAAATAGTACCTTTTGTATTGGGATGTTCATCTTCTTTCTTAAATATAAAGCCAATGAACTTACCAATGGAGGATACTGCAGGAATAACAGATTGAATTTATTTTTCTCCTCTTGACTCAGCCTGTTGTAAATCCTGTAGGATAGCAAGATTGATTTGTAATCTCTTTTGCCTTGTATACTTGGGAGATATGCCTTGCCGTTGTCCATAGAGTTTGATTGAGTACCTTTCATTGAATTCCTTTTTTCCTTTAGACTTAAAGACTCGGTGCATTTGTACCATAAATCTTCTTCGTCGGTGTTTATCTATGTGATATTCATCGGGCATTATGAACTTCCTTGCTTTTACGAATTTACCCTTAAACCAGAATTTAGTACTACCCTTTTTAAGAAGTTTACCATTCATATCGGATAATTCTCTAATGCCTTGTTTTATAAGTTTCCTCCCAGATATTATATGGATATATTGAAGAACATCTACACCATAAAGATAAACTAAGGTAACCTTTACTTGGTGTCTAGTAAAGTATGGTATACCGGTTAGATGTTTCCTATATAATTTCTTTTCAGTAACAATCTTATTGGTGGTATCTGGTCTCCAAGTCCATATATAATACCTATCTGGTCGTATGGGTCCGTTGTTACTTTCCTTTAGCTTTACCATTTATATTCCTCTTTGCCATTCTATACCAAAGATTGATAGATTTCTCATTTGCTTCGGGGAATTTCTTTTTCATTCTCCGAATAACTCTATCAAGTTCAAAACCTTTTGCAGTTAATTCGAATACATAAGATTTCTTTGTACCCTTGATAAGATTAAATTCATCCCTCTCTCTTGGTGGTTTCTTTTCTCGAGGTTTCTTTATCCCAGGAACTCGTTTGGTTCTTCTTTGCCCATTTTCCCCTTCTTCTCCGAGAAACCCAAGCCTTAATCGAGAATTTCTTAATGGGTCATCTTTCGAATACCCAATATTTTCTAATTGCTTATCCATCCAATCGTCATATTTATCAATTAACGATTTATCGGGCTTTTCTTCTGATACATTGATATAATGTAATAAGTCAAATACCCCAGCAGAACAAGCATCAGGGAAAGGCATCCCTAATATTATTGCCTTTCTCTTTAAATCCTTATAAGTCATGTTTCTCCCAGAAGCACCAAGGAAATTTGATTTCTCCTTGGATGGAGCTTTCATGTCTTTTCTACTCTTTTTTGCCATATCATTAATATTTTAAAGTATTCATTTATTTTCTTTGCAAATATAAGAATAAATAATTTAATCTTATCTTATTTCTCTATTTATTTTTATAAAAATCCGAGGTTTTTGCTCGGTTCGCAGCAGTGGATTTAGGTTTTTTAGGCTTTCTCTTGATATGTGTGTTATAAGCCATATCCAATTTCTTAATATTGAATTCTATGTTGTTCACTTGATTATAGTTTACTGCTCTTTCCACACAGCAACGGTACTCTGGCCAGAATTTTTGTCCAAGCTTAACAGATTCGGTTTTAATCATGAACTTAGATACCATAAAACCAAAGGTATCAGCATCATCTTTAGTTTTAAATACATATATGTAAAATCTACTAAATTCATCTACTACTTCATCCAAAGGTCTTACTGGTAACAATAGATAACCATCGGTATATAGGTCCTCAGATATTAAAGCTACCCAATACTTTTTCTTTCCTGGTTTTACTTTATACCTAAACCTTTCCTTGAGTTTAGTGTGCATCCAATCCGGTACTCTATTAAGAAGATACTTGATATATATCTTATCCTTCTTATTCGACCGCCTTTTAAATGCAGATGGCTGTTGTAGCATCCTTGGAAGTATTCTAAAGTTATTCCACCTATCAAATTCAAGAATTAATCTTAGAGTATCTATGTCCCATTCATCATCAGACTCCTTTAACCTCTTCATGTTTCTCTCTATATTTTTAGAGTTTACCTTTGGGAGTAATTGAGCCGAGTCTCCTGTGAATAAGCTTGCTTCTTTTCTTTTTAATCGTTTCTCTAAACATCCCTCCATATAATCTTGGAAATTCCTCTCACAGGGGCAATCTGGTCGAAAAATAGAAGTGTGTTTCTCAAAAAAATCCGAGAATAGCCTAAAGAATTTCTCTGACCGTTCCCGGATTTCAAGATACTTGTAATGAGATAACTTTAAAATTTCACCAGCTTCCCATGAAGATTTACTTTCTGATAGTTGAAGGAATAATGATTGTTGTTCTTTATCAATTAAACAACTCCAGGCTTTTTGTTGAGCTTCGTTCATAACATTAAATTCTCCTATATCTCATTATACTATCAATTGCTTCATTGGTTATCTGATTAGGATCATATTCCCCAGAATTAGCATAAAGTTTATCTGGGTCATGGTTTAAATATACACTATAAATGACGTTGTCAAAGGGTAACCATACTTCCATTCTCCCCATTTCGGGGTATATAAGAACTTTTACCCTTTTACAAAGATGGTCAACCTCTAATACTGTAGCATCTACTCCCTCATAAGGATAACCTCGTAATACTAAGTAATCTCCAGGCTTTACATTGACTAAATCATCCACTGAAAACTTCTTATTCTCTCTAGCAATACGTTTAAATCGCCTTACTTCTTTTCTACTACAAGTAGCCACTAAAGAAAAATCATCAAATTCTTCGGCATTGTCAATCCTTACCTTTTTCTTTCTTGGGTGCATTGTCTCGGTATTACGTAACCAAGTTCTGATACCAGATATATTTCTACGTAACTTATTAAGAAATGGCCTTGAGAATGCTAATTTAGTAGGCATTCTCATAAAACCATAATTGAATAATACTGGTACTTCTTCGAATACCATCTTACCCTTTGTGGTTTTTCTTAATACGTTTACCATAGGAATAATTGCCTTGATTTGGTCATACCCCTTTTCTTTGAGTTCTTTATTGATTTTATCACAGTACTTCCTTTCAAGGTAAAATATACAATATGAGTATGGGGTATGCTTCTTCATAGGTTACCGGTTTTTAATAATTAACTTAGCTTGTTTATGTACTAACTTATAGTTTACATTCTTCAGTATATCACTAGCCATGAATACATAAAGAATCTCACCTATCTTTGGTACATCGATTACCATAATATTGGCTTTATCGAATAGTGGTTTATAGAATACGGAAGATAAATCCTTTCCAACTACAAAGAAAAATTCTTCTGAGGGCATTGAATTATATCTCATACAGAGTATGGGAACTTTATTTGCTCTTTTTGCATCCTTAGAAGCTTGTTCCCAGAATTTCAGTATATCGCATCCCTTATTACCTAAGAGTAGATGTTCAAACTTAATCTCTTTATAATTCTTGCATTCGATGGATATCTTACATCTATGAGCATGCCTTTCATCAGTACAGGTTAAATCGGAAGTGGAGTCCTTGTTTGAATGCCAAGCTCCACTCCCCGCTCTATTCCTTTCAAATTTGTATCCGGTCCATTTTGTAAACCAAGCACCTATCTTTCTTTCGAATCGATTTCCTTTATTCTTAGAGTTCATAATATAATGGTGTATTGTATTTTTATATACCATTATAGTAATTGGTACCTACTCAGGCCTTGGGTCTTTTCCACTTGCAAAATTTTAGTATTACCTAGAGGAAGAGAATCTAAGTGGGTTATCAAGAATAAAGTTTTCTCTTTGAATATGTAACGTATTAAGGAAGTAACTATTTCTATGTTATCTGAACTTAGTGATTCAAATACCTCATCAAGGAATGCTAAGTTAATACCCTTAGAGGCAGTTAAAGCCTCATTCATTGCAAAAGCCATTGCTACACAGACCAATTGTTTCTCGCCACCCGATAGTTCATCGTAATCTATAATCATCCCATCTCTTTCAATAAGAGTAACAAATTCTTTTCTAGCAGTACCCAAATCAATATTAAATTCGATCCTAAATCCTAATACCTCTGAATACTTATCGAGGCATTTATTTAAGAACTCAAGTGATGAATCAAATAGGTAAGCCTTAATCCCATTATTACCCAATGGGTCATTAATTAACCAGTTATAATTCTCTAACTCTAACTCTTTATTGTGAAAGTCTTCATCAACCTTCCGTAAATTCTTCCTAATCTCCTTAAGTTTTTGTTTATACTTTGGAGACATGACCTTAAGCTTTTCTTGCTTGAGCTTAGCCAGGTCTTCGTCAATAGAAGCAATATCAGAAGCAATATCATCACAGTCTGATTTTAATTTCTTATACCTATCATTTACACTACTAAGTTCTTCCAACCTCTCTAAAGCCTCTTGATACTCTTTATCATATTTGTCAAGGTCAGAAAACGCTTTATATATTGATTTAGCATCACGTAACGCACGTTTGTAGTGACCGGCTTCTAACTGTATTACCAATTCTTTGATTACTTTCTTAAGGGGTACATTCGATAAATTCTTTGCATCTTTTATCTTACTCCTCAAATCAAGGATTAGTTCATTTTGTTTTTTAATCTTTATCTGAAGCGAAGCATCTACTTCATCCTTGATTTGTTTTTGTTTTTCAATTAGTAGCTTAGTTAGCTTTTCCCTATCTTGCTTTAACTCTCTTCTTTCTTCTTCAATTTTTTGCTTGAAGGATTTTTCTCTATCTCTCATATCGAAGTAAGCTTCCTTGTTAGCCTCTAATTCTTTCTTAAGCATTTGAGACTCATGCTCTACCTCATTTATTTGAGATATCAAGTTATTTTTATCTTGTAATGCAATGCCTTTAGCAAGGTTTAAGAACTCTAAGTCAAATACTTCTTCGAATATCTTTTTCTTATCAGAATTAGATTCTTGTATGAGTCTTTTTATACCCTGACCAAACATGATTGAGTTCATAAACAGAGTATATGATAAACCTATCTCTCGGTTTATAAAATCTTGTATCTTCCCCTTCCCTTTGATATCAACTATATCCCCATCTTTCATGAAGATAAGTCTGTCTTTACCTTTAGCACCATCCTCAAGTACTTCATCATACTTTTGACACCTAACTATCTTATATGTATGAGAATCTTTCTGAAAGTATACTTGTACCTTAGTACCCTTGTAATCTTTGGGCCTTACTTGCTTCCAGGTATTTACCTCAGAAACACCCTTTAGGTTTTTCCCATATATTGCCCATACCAAGGCAGAGAGAATAGTTGAATTATGGGTAACTATAAAATCTCTGGTAATATATAGGCCTTCTGAAGAATCTACTTTAATGCACCTACATACCTTTTTCCCTATATATTCAATATTTCTTATGGTATTTACCATTCTATTTCTCCTGGTAAACTCACCATAGGATTTAGTTTTATATTTCCTTAGAAAAGGGTTAAAGGTTAGTCGTATTGAACACACATATGAAGTAGTATACCTACCATACTTAAACCGAGTACTTTCATTTTTAGTAGATAGGCCTCCAAGGGATCTTACCAAATAGCTAATACCATCTCTTAAGTGCTCACTCTTAGATGAATATGTAGAAACCTTTGAGATTTTCTTTTTGGAACCAACACATCCATCAGTATCTAATAAACCAGCTAATAATAATCTACGATTCTCGATTGATGATTTCAAATATAACTCTGGTATAAACTTATCTTTAGACTTACAACCAATTAATCCTAAATCCTTAAGTTCTTTACCTAAACCATGAATCCTAAAGTGTTTAGCCCCTCTTACCTCTGTACCTTCATGAACCAGGTTTGGGTCTGGCAAATATGACCTTAATCTATCAACTATCTCTGGCCAATCCTCTCTATTGGTAGATACTCTAACTGTAGGCCTATTACCGGAAATACAACCATCGCCTAATATAAACCCTAATACGTAGGGGTGTATTGGTAATTTAGTATAATTACCATCAATTGGTACGGTTAATGGAGTTGAGTATCTATACTTGAAAGTACCAGGAGCAGTTTTATTCTCAACCTTATAATCCTTTAGTAAAGTCTCGGTATCTAAGGTTCTTAGTCTGTCTTTAGCTTTACCCGATTTGAATACTGACCATAAATGGTCTCCAGCACATTCAGTACATGAGCCATCAGAAAAGGTTATTTTGTAAGTATCTAATAGACCTCTATCATAAATACCCAATAGCTTGATAGGTTTACCTGTAACTGGGTTAATTACTTTATCATTAAGAGTTAATTCCCCCATCTTTTTCCAACCATTAGCGGTTAAAACGGGTTCTTCTAAAGGTTGTGCTTTACCTTTCCCATTTGGGGCCTTGATAAGTATGGTACAAGTTGGGTTTAATTGTAGATGTAAGGATTCTATTGAACAAAATCCTTCTGCCTCTAAGTTTAAGAACGTTAACATGACTCAGCCTTTTTAAGTGTTTCAATTAATAGATTAGTTTTAACCTCATCTTTAATACCTTTCTCTCTTAGGTATCTCTTTGCTAGAGACTTCTTAGAAAGTTGCTTAGTAATCTTATGTTTGTTATTAACTGGAGTACTAGCTTTTTGAGGGATTACCGTATAATAATTGCCATCATCCTTAATATCCTCTTCCCTTTCTACATCGATGAACTTTGGGAAATTTTTCAAAGGTACAAACTTCAGAGACAAATCTTCATAGATTTTCCAATACCCCAATTCACAATCTCTATCGGTTCTCCTTTGATGGTTAGGGGCTCCAATCATATAAACCTTCTTTGATAGTCTTTGTGGTTTGTGTATATGCCCACATAATACTAAATCGAACTTATTGAGAACATTCACATTTAAGTTTTCTACGGAATCTATTTCCCTACCATCTGTATCTTTTGCACCAGGATAATCGGTGTGTAGTAAAAGAATATTCTTTTTACTTTTATCTAATTCTAACTTCTTTAAGTATTCACTTAGACCCACGTTATTATCAATATAAGGAACCCCATATACCATAATATCTTTATGTGTAGAAGATAGTTGGGTTTTTTCATAATCTAATATCATGATACCATACTTCTCTACTTGATAAAGCCAGCTAAAGGGTTTAGTACCAACCTTACTTATTTTCTTAATATCATGATTTCCAGATATGGCATATATCCAAAATCCTTCGATTAGTTCGTTATAACATATCTCTGCCAATTCTTGGTCCATTGTTTCGGCCTTATGAAATAAGTCTCCACAAAATAATGCAGGACAGTTAAACCTTCTACATAATTTCCGTATAATCGACAAAACCCTGAAACTATTCAGGGTCCTGTGATTGTTCTCATTAAACTTAGCCCATAGATTTATATGTAAATCTGAAAAGGCTATTGCTATTACTTCTTTCCCCATATCCTATCTAAATGGTAATTGATTTGTTCCGTTCTCATACCTAAATTGAGCTCAGATATACAAATAGTGGGTATTTCCCAATTTGCAAGCAATTCCCCCATAAGAGATGATATCTGAACTTGGAAGAATCTGTTAAGTATTCTCTTACCATTATCTTCCATTGACCAATGCTTATAAGTATCTAGATTTAATGGTAAGAAGATTGCTACATCACATTGATCTTCCATTAAAGTCTTACATTGACAGAAAAAATGTTCCATTTCACATTCTGGTAAAGTTCTTGATTGCTTATACCAAAAATAAGCAGCCAAATCTGCATAACTCCTATCAGTTACGAAATATTCTCTATCCTTGAATAACCTATTCCTTTTGTTCAGAAGTTGAAAATCTGCTTTATACATTGCCTCCGAACCGAGGGATAATATTTCATTATGTGATACCCCTTCAGTAGCAGGTAATAAATCTGACATACTACCAGAAATAAAAGGTAGATCTTCTCTCTTAGCTACAGCTTGTGCTAAAGTAGTCTTCCCTATACCAGAGGGACCTACAAACATAATTCTCTTACTCATGATGTAATGCTTTAAATGGTTTTATAAATTCATTTGTCAAAAATGATGCTAAAGAGTATTCGATACAAAGTTCTTTGAATTTCTCATACTTAAACTTCTTCTTTGACTTAATTGGTAACTTATCCAATGGATTATGTCTTACAAACCAAAAAAGGTCGATTAACTGTTCATTCCTTTTCCATATTTGAAGATATTCTTTGTTCTTACTCTGGGCAATAAACTTCTCAATTCTACCCTCATCAAGGATTTTCCTTGCTTTTACTGGGCCTATACCCGGGAACCCTGGTATATCATCAGAAGTATCTCCAACCATTGCAAGGTACTCTACCGTTTCATGAGAATGATAACCGAATAATTCTTTGCAGTTATCCATTCTTATCATCTCATCTTTTCTGGGATTATATATCCTCAGGTTATTTGATAGCAACTGGTTAAAGTCTTTATCCGATGATATAAGTATCATTTTCTCGGATTGGAATTTTTTAATTGCAAGGTATGCTAAGAAGTCATCCCCTTCGTATACTGTGGATTTCTTTTTATCAAAAATATAATTAATTCTTAGCATACCCAGCATTTTCATTATAATTGCCTTTTGATTTTGCAATGATTCGTAATCTACAGATATATTTTTTCTATGTCCCTTATAATTGGGCAATAACTTCGTCCTTACTGGTGAATGACCATTATCGAATGAAATATAAACCTCATCCGGTTCGAACCTTGTAAGATACATGTGTAGGGATTTGAAAAATCCAAATATTGCTCCACTTGGTTTACCATCGGTAGATTTAAGTTTTTCGAACTTATGAAAACTTTGGTGAAGTAAATTACATCCATCAACCAATAATATTGTTTTCTTACTCATCGTCTTCCTCCTCCTCCTCTTCTGAATCTGAATAGTTTTCATATTCTACACCATCGACTGGGAATAGATTTGTTTCTATTTTCTCCAGTTGTTTTTTAGTAGTACCTATGGTATTTACTCCGGCTTTCCGTAAAAGTTTTCTACGAAGTTCATCGTCTTCTTCCAAAAGCTTTTGGAATTTCTCTTCCCCTCTTGCAAGAGTTTTACCTTTCAATTTATACCCACCAGTAGTTTTTTCGATTACATCGGTATCTACCAATACATCTTCTAAAGCATAGCATCTGTCAAACCCGACTTCGTGGAATTTAGGATTGAAATATACAGGGCATTTGCTGATTGTAGGTCGAGGAGGCGCAACTTTATTTTTAATAAGTCTGATAGTGACAAGTTTCCCAGCTTTCCTTTCTTTCCCATTTTGTTTAATGGTAACAGACCTTCCTGAATAGAAAGCAGCTCTGATTGAAGCGTAGAACTTAAGTGCTGCACCTCCTGTAGTTGTTGTATTATCTTTTCCAAATCCGACATTCAAAGCAGTTCTTAATTGGTTAATATATATCTGAGATACTCCCAGTTTGTAGAATAATTCACTTCTGATACGGAAGTATTTATAAAGAGCCTTTGCTCTACCTCCCATCTCTGCCTTACCATCAACCATCTTAGCATCTATATTATCAGTACAGTCAGTAGCTGCAATGGAATCGATTACTAAGAGTATCGGTTCATTGTGAGTTAATTGAGAACGTAAATAAATTGCTAAGTCTGCTACTACGTCTGCAATATATTCAATACGGGTATCATTAACAATAGTTACTCTTGCAGGGTCTACTCCATTGATTTCAGCCCATGAATTCATCCAGGATTGTTCAGCATCTACCCATATCACATGACCTCCAAGTTGTTGAGTAGCATAAGCAAAGTTATAAGCCACTAAAGATTTACCAGAGGATTCCTCTCCAGCAATCTCAACGATTTTACCATAAGGAATACCCTTACCGAATAAGTAGTTCAGAGCAAAGAAAGTAGATGGTATATATAAATCGGTATCAGTAACTTCTGAAGCTAATTTAATCATACTTCCATATTTCTTTGCCATCTCATTTGCTGTTGGTACTTTTAAACCAACCTTAGATTTCTTTACCATAATGTAATGTCTTTAAACTAAAGAAGGTGATAACAGAACGAATCTAATTACCACCTTCGAATGAAACCATATTACTAACCCTTAAATATCCGATTTGTATTTTCTTTTCTTTTTCTTAGGTTCATCATCTTCCATGTAATGGTCTTTGTGAACTCCCTTTTTCTTTTTCTTCTTGGGTTTATCATCCTCATCGTCATCCCCATGGTCTTCATTTAGATACTGTGAAAGCAAATCTTCCAACTCATCATAGGATTTGATTTGAGAACGAACTATTCCCTCAAGGTCAATTGTACCTTGATATTTCTTGTCCAACTTAGTTGGTTTGCAAGCACGGGCAGAATAAGTGGTATCTAGTTTACCAGACCCGGAACGAATTACCTTGATATCATATCCAGTTTTTGGATCTGTCATATCACCTGCCTCATCTTCATCAAGGTAAAGGTCAATGATATCCTGGTATACTGAGCGAGGAACTAAAACTCCCTTATCTTTGCCTTCGTAATCTACCTTACTACCCTTTTCATCTGAGTAAATGATACCACCGATGACATATCTTCTTCTTGGCACCAAATTCTTGGCAAGTTCCTTGTCATCTTCATCCTTAGAGTTTTTTAATTCTTGATATTTCTCCATGAATGGGCAAGGTTCATCAAAAGTAGCCGGAGATATAACTCCTCCCAAATTGCCACCCAGATAGAATTGAATAATTTCGATACCCAATTCTTGGTCATCACCCGGAGATTTAATTCTCATTCTCAGGGTTCCTTCTTTTGGATATACCAATCCACTTCCGTTTCCCTTAGATTCTAGCTGTTTCTTTCTAGCTAGCATCTTTTCTTTTGTAGAAAGTCCCTCTGATGAAACTTTCTTTTTCTTCTTGTCTTTTATCATAATGATTAGTTTTAATTATTCGGTTCTGAGTAAACTACTTCGTTCATACTCAATACGGTAAGAACGTTTTTCTCTAAAAGTTGTTTGAGAGCAGGAGATAGTTTGTCCGTTTCGAATTCAAGTTCTTTACCTGCATACAAACCATAGGTAACTATTCTACCTACAGCAACCAATTCTCGGTAGGTTTTGTATTCTTCAGTAATTTCTCCACTCTTTACTACAACCCCTTTACGAGGAACTCCCTCTTTTACTTGTTCAGGGATAATCAAACCGGATTTAGTTTGATTTACCTCCTTTGGAGATAAAATAAGTACCCGGTTTTCTGTTGGGCATCCGGGTAATTCTTGATTAAATTTCTCAGCTACAAGAGGTGAGATAAATGTCATTGAATAATTCATATTCTAATACTGTTTTTAAAAGTTAGTAATTGTTTATAGTTCAATGGGTTAACCCTTTCTTAGGTTCGCATTAATAGTTCTTAATATATTTTCGCGTGACTCATAACATTTACAGATAGTTATGAACTTATTTGCTTTTTCTACGGCTTTTAAATACCTCTCATTGATAGAAGAGTATTTCTTGTTAAGGTTTGCCTTATGAGATACATATTCGTTATTCCACCTTTCATTAGCATCCTTATAATATAACCAGGCATTCGAATAAGCTTCTTCTTTTTCCCTTGCTAGAGCATCTCTTTCTTTTATATACTTATCTCTCAGGGAAGCAAGTACATAATAACTAGAAGGAGATTCTCGTAGCTGAGAGTTAATGATATTCTCATTGATAGATAATTCCTTTTGAATATCAATCTCAATAAGTTTACCTTCAAATTTAACCTTTAGTTTTTTCAGTTCCGTCTTCATAAACTTCTAATAGGTTTTTAAAGTCTTCTTTACTAAATTCCCCTTTGCTTATTGCTTTAGTTACTTGAGCAAAAGCCATTTGATAAGAGAGTTTCATACCAGGCAAATTAAGAAGAGATTTATAGATGCTTACCTTATCTACCAAAGCCATTAATCTTAAGTCGCATAAGTTATCAGTACCACCTCTATCGAGTAAGGCTAAAAATGCAGCCCAATAAATATGGGTGGCATCTTCATAAGCAAGTTTACCATCCTCATCTGTAGCCATTACTTTAAAAGCCAATCCCTCTAAAGTAGTAAGATTAGTTTGTACTTGAGATAACTGGGTCTTTAATCGGTTAAGTAACATCTTTTCTTGTCCACTCAACCTTAGATTAACCCCATCTAAATACTTAAGTAAATTTTCGATAGAATAACCTAAACACCCTGCAACCATATAAGTAAGGGCAGTTAGCTTACTTGCATTATCAATCTCTTTCTGTGTTGCCATAATTCCATAAATTTATATTATTTATGTAGACATAGTATCTTCTCTTTTCGATTCTGTTGTAATGGTCGATACAGATTCTGAATGCTTTATATTAGTTTTACAATTAGGACATTGTACTATCCTAAAATAATCCCCAGATTTATTATAAACCCCAAAAGTTTCACTGGTATCATATTCAAATTCGCAATCACATACTGGGCATTTAGCCCTCCATACCGTGGGTCCGTTCAAAATCTTTTTCATATTGCTTCATTTGTTTGTTAAAACGTTTCTTATACTCTGAAATAGGTATGTGTTTATATTTCTTATGTTCTTCCATATATTCTTCTACTGAGAAATCGGGTTCTAACATTTTCTTATAATCATAACCCGGAATAAAAGGTAACTCTTCTGCCATTGACCTACCAATAACAAACTCCATGTCCATTGTGACATCATCTATCTGAAAGCCGAAGTATGGCTTAGTTAATGGGTTCCTATAAATTTGCCACATCTCATATATACTCCAAATATTAATATTCTCTGGTTTAGTAATCTGATAATTAGCATCATGTACCAAACATACAGACTTAGTAGAGGGTAATTTACCTTGTCTCATTAAGTAGTATATGAGAATACTTCCAAATAAACACATATCAGATGCTGCTGATTGACATGGGAAATTTAATGCTAATCTCAAAGCATAAGCTTCTTCTCCCTTATCATTTGAATATATTTGGGGTAATCTTCTTTTCCTCCCAAATAATGATACCAGATGCCCATTCTTTCTAAGGAATTTCTCTTGTTTCTTCAAGAAGGTCTTCAACTTGGGGTGTTGACCAAAGAATATGTCCATTTCCTTTTGGGCTTCTTCTGGTGTAACTATAATACCAGATTTTGGGTCAGATAGTTTTACTGCTAGTAATTTTGCACCAATTCCATAAATAAGTCCAAAAGCAATTTGTTTAGCTTGCTTTCTTCTCACCTTCCATATCTTATGTTCTGGATGATTTTCATCCTCATATATCTTAAGAGCTTCTTCATAGGGTATATGATATTTAGTAGCAGCAATTGCTAAGTGAGGGTCCTGACCAGAGTTAAAAGCATTAAGATAAGTTTCATCTCCAGATAGATGAGCCATAATTCTTAATTCTGCCTGGCTAAAATCACTAGCAATATATAAGGTTCCTTTAGGAGCTTTTAATTGTAATTTAATATTGGGGTCTACGGATGTCTTGGGAATTTGTTGAGCATTGGGTTCTGCAGAGGATAATCTTCCACTTGTAGTCCCATGAATAAGAAATCTTCCATGTAATCTATCATCATCTTGAACTTTTTCATTCCAACCCTCTATATAGGTTTTATACATCTTCTCTAAACCTCGTAATTCAAGAAGCCTATCAAGGAAAATTGCCTTAGGTGAATCTGGTTTTTTAACGGTTAACCTTAGATTAGTAAGAGTCTCTTCATCTGTACTTGGTTTACCGGATTCATTATTCTTAATTACCTCAAAATGAAAACCTTCTTCCGAATACATCAATGCAGGTAAATCAACTGAACTACCCAAATTGATAGGTCTTATCAATTCTTGTTCCTTTTTAGTTGTGAATATACCAGCCTTGATATTTGAGATTTTCTGTTCCCTTGATACAATCTTTCGTTTATCTTTTGGATCATTATAATCTAGCTCCTCAAGTTCAGCTTCGATAGATTGAATATATTTATCAATCTTTTCTTGGTTATACTTCTTTTCGAATTTCTTTACTCTTGGCAAATCATATATAGCTTGTCTAGCCGCATCTATTTTTGGTTTATATGTTTCCAGTAGTTGATTATTGAACTCTCTATCTAGATACAAACCATTCTTCTCTACTGAAGTGAGTACCCTTGATGCAGACATAATTAAATTCCTGAAGGTACTGTACAAACCAAGGTCAATCAGCTTCTTTTCAAAGAATATCATTAACCTAAGAGTATAATCCGTATCTTGACATCCATAATGGCAAAGTGGGTCTAACTCTTTTTTATCCCAAGGTATTTTATCGAAAGCATCTTGCTTCTCATAATTACCATACTCTGGTAAATACCTTCTTACCATTGATTTTAAATCATTAGGTTTTTCCTCGTTTAGTAGATATTTTGCAAGCATACCATCTAAACATGTACCTCTGTAGAATATATGATACTTCTGGTTTATCTGGTCGTCAAATTTCCAGTTCCATGCAACCTTAGTTATCTCATAATTCTCAATTACTTCTTCCCCAAATTTCCTTAGCATCTTTTTCCAATTCCAACCGGGTGAAGTATAATCTTTTGTTTCGAAATGGTCTAAAGGAATGGAAGCACCAAACCCTGGCATCCAGGATACTGAGAGTATAGTTGGCTTAAAACCCTTATTATATATAGGTTCTGCATTTGTTTCATAATCACAGCAAGCATAACCAGTTGATTTACAACAGGCAATGAGTTTCTTTAACTCCCTTTTATTTCTTATTATTGTATATCGTGTCTCCATTATCTAATTATCTAATTCCTTTCAATACTTGATGAATAAAGTACCTAGAATAACCATACTTAAGGGATATTTTCTTTATACTAAACCCATTCTCTTTATAATCCTTCATTATAAACTCCCTTTCTTTATCAGAAAAGGTATGTATATAATTAGAACCCTTAAAACCTAACTCATAATTATGTTTCAGATTTTCTGACCTTGAAACGGCTCTTAGATTTGATACTCTGTTATCGGTTTTTATACCATTTATATGGTCGATATCATATCCTTTTGGTATATTACTAACCCAAGCTTCATATACTAATCTATGTATATAAAACCTCTTTCTAAAAATAGTACATTGTAAATAGCCATTAGATTTTAACGATACTGACCTCTTTCTCCAAGTATTTGAAATTACATGAGTAGTACCTTTCCTACCCTGGCCTTTTCCTTTAACTCCTACCCTTTTAAGAGAAGTAAAAAGGATACCCCTTTTAGATATATAATATCCAGGGTATCCTTTTATATTTGAATATTTAGTAGTCATCTTTCAAATCCTCTAAATTACAAGATAAGAAATGCCAATCTTTTTTGTATATATGTAATGAGTCTATGGTATGATATAAATACCCAGGCTTTACTCCTACTTCTTGAGCTACGTATTCCATTAATCTCCAAGCTAAATAGATATCATTACCGAAATGTTGGGCAAAGTCCGAACTTCTTTGGTGATAGCAAATATGTAATACTTTCTCTCCTTTACCATTCTGACGGATAAGAAAATCATAATACATAGAGCATGGTATACGTTTGCTACCATCAAGGAACCTTAAATCTGTACCATGGAATATAGGAAGTACTGCTTTACGAGTATCATTATCTCTCTTAAGAAGCTCAATAACTGATTGCATGGCAAGATCACAGTTGAATGATGTACTACCATAGATATCTAAGGGATTCCAAATACGTTCTGGGTAGGTATAATCAAATTTGCCATTTACCAAGAATTGTTCCCATAAGTCTTTTCTCAATTCCCAAGCTTTACCGGGATTTAAATCATACCAACCAATTCTTTCTTTAAACTCAGCATCTGCCCATTCCTTTGAATGAGAGAATACGAATAACCATACTGGGTCTCCAAGTGAAGTTAAGCAATATTGTTGGCAAATGAGTTCTTTTGTATAAAAATCCTCATTACCTTCAATTACTTTGTTCTGATAGGTTTTGGGTTTTACCAATTGCCCATAACTGTTGAGTTCTCTGCCAGTTTCCGACATCAACTCAAAACTGTTCGAATATATCCTCATATAATATAAATATTTAATTGTATGACATTGTAGAACTAACCCAGGTCATATGCCAGTAGCGATATACAAAATTATCAAAATCCTCTACCTCTTGTAGTAAGAGAGGAATATTCGGTTCCCCTCCGTTCTTTTTAATCTCAAAAACTTGGTAATAGAATTTGTTTACTAATCCTATACGCTTCTGATTTAAAAATTCCTTAGCTTCCATTGTTCTTTTGTTTTAAAAGTTTCTTCTTATATGCTTTACGTTGAGAGTAAGAGATTACATTCTCGGGATATTCTATATCTTCGTATTCAAGAAGTAATTCTTTTGCTTTCATTGATTTATATGTTTCCTCATATAAATCTGGTCTGAGCACTTTAAAACTTCTAAAGAATACCTTGAATGAAGAGAATTCCTTCTCTGTGCCCTTTTGGAATTTTTTCCATATCTCTTTTATCCTCTTATTCCATGAATTCTCCTCTGCTCCTTTAAGTACCTTCTTCAAAGGTTTATGGGTATGATACATTAGAAGTGTCTCCACATTTCCGTACATTTGAGTCGCAAATAGGTTGATTTGTACTGACTGGTCCGGCCCATATACGTACTCTGACATTCGTTGAATTAATAGGAAATCGAATATTAACCTCTTGGTAATCTCCGAAGCCCGAACTACCATTGTAATAACTGGGATGTCTTCCCCGAATCGTTTTGAAAAAGTCGCAGCTATTAGACATTGTTTACCGTTATCATGATGATTGTTAAACATATAAGTTATATTATAATTCTGATTGTACTTATTTCTCAGTACTCTCAGTTTACTACGCAACAAGTCAAGCTTATTAAAATCTATGTAGTTATTCAATAAGCTAGTCCACTTAGTTTCTTTATAATTGAAACACCGCCCATAATCAAATTCTGGGTCTACCCATGCTTTTCGTATCTTTATAAATACGTTATACACTACTGCTACCCCACTATTAGCCATAGCCCCCTTTCCAAATAAAGCAGGCTCTAATCTTAGGAATCCCTCATTGAGTTTTTCCCATGCCTCTTGTGAAGTAGCAAATTCTAACGAATGGAGGGACTCCTCCGGATTAAGTTGAAGTCCCTCTAATTTCTTATTCCAACCCGACACTGCTATACTTATTTATGATTCTACTTATCCTACCTTGACTTTTTAATCCAACTAATCTAGCTAATTGAATCTGAGAATATTTACCTGTGGCATACTTCTCTAATATTAAACTAATCTGTTGTTTAGTGATAGTAGGTTTAAATTGGCCTCTATTCCTACCTTCCATCATCATTTGCTGAGTATTTTCTTTATAAGTACCCAACTTAAGATTCTTATAATGGTTATTGTAAATATTGTTATCTAAGTGCATTACAATTGGTAAGTTATTAGGATTAGGTATATAAACCATAGCTACTAACCTATTCAATCTAAAGTGTTTTCCACTTAAACTAACATATAGATAACCTCTGGTAGGATTTTTAATATATCGTAACTCTTTCCAAGTACCATCTCTTATTCTTTTCCAAACTCTACCTCTTTTAGAAACATAGAAATTTGGATAACCAGTTATATTGTCTTTCTTCATATTAATAATTAGTATTTTGTCTCCATAAATTGAGACGTTGTTTTTTAAAGAATAAACTAAATAATCCGCAAGGAGTAAACCCATTCATGGCTAAGAATCCCATATAGAGATAGAAAGCTTTTACTAATGATTCCTGAAAATCTATTTCTTTAGTCATCACTTGAGTTTGTTTCCAGGGTCTACATTTAAGGAAGTTCCTTGCTTTATTGAGTTCATATATTACTTCCCATAAATATAGCTTCTCGTTTTCATGAGATATCTCGCTCATTTCATGAAAACCTGGGGTATAAGAAACTATCTTATCATACTCTGCCCTATCCTCTCTTGCCCAATCGGTTGAACTTAATATAGGATATTTCCTTACACTTCGATGATCTGGGTACTTGATAAGTAGGTCTTTGACTCCGATTGCCATTACCTCAAATAAACTCTTTGCATCTTGGTATTTCAGAATATCTTCTGGCAATATATTAGAATACAAAAGCAAAGTAAAGAAGAATCCCAAGGCATCTGCTTGTTCCTCATTTGCATTTGCTAGATGATTTAATACCTGAGTGTATTCTTCTGAGGTTAAGCAATCATTATTCCATCCATAATCACGATATATAGATACTACTTCATCGGTAGATTCGAATCCTTCGGTTAATTCCTCAATAACCCTACCAATAAAATCCTTTAGGATAACTTGGTTCTTTGGGTTATTTATATCTAAAGGATAATCAGGTAACCTTTCTATCTCTTTATACCCAAAGAATTGCTCTATCCCAAGAACATACATTTCCTGTAGTACCCGTGCCTCAGTTTCTTCTACCTGAGGCACTTGTTCATTTATATTCCTGATGTCCATGATTATTTACTTCCTGATGAACCAAAACCATTCCCTCCTCTACTTCCCCACATCTGGGATTCAGTATAAAATTCCCCTTGTTGAATCTCTTCTGGTTCAGTAATATAGATAGGTACATGAATAAATTGTACCAGCTTCTGGCCAGCTTCAATAACCTGGGCTTCTTGAGAAGTGTTGTATACTCCAATGTGTATCTCTCCAACATAGGGAGAATCCACTATCTCGGCAGTAAAGATTAATCCTTTCTTAGTAGCTATACCAGATTTGTTTGCTGCCATTAACATAGATGCAGGAGGTTCTAGCAAACCTTTGATACCCGATGGGATAAGTATCCTATGCCCAGGTTGTAAAGCTATATGCCTTACGAAATGTTCACTAAAGGGTATATCCAAATCATATCCTCCTGAATCAAATTCATTCTTAGAGTGGATATCCTCTGAAGTCAAGTTGGTTGGTACATAAAAATCTAACCCAGCATCATTTGGGTTTGCTCTGTTGGGAGATACTACCTCCCTTACTTTGATAAATCTAAATCTGTTCATAATATATTACATTTACGTAAAAGTTGTCCAAAGGTTAATTTCTCGGGTCTAGAAACATGTACTTCCAATGAATTACACATCCTGATTACATCGGAAGAACCTTCCATACAAAGGTTAGCAAGTACATCTTCTTGCTTTACAAAATAGTTTGGGTTATTAAGGTATACCTTGAACATAGCCCATATCATCTCTATTGGTTTCATTATTTAATACACTCTTTATAAAGTTCTCTAATACGTTTTCT